AACTTGGGTCGTGTTTTTTTTGGCCCGCACACCCCGACCGGTCAAACGACCGGTCACTTTTGACCGGTCGTCGGGAGCATGGGCCCGTAGGCTGCGCCCCGAATGAGTCACACCTGCCGTAGATGGACCACATCGGCGCAAGGATCCGACTCGCACGAGACAAGAGCGGGAAGTCCCAGCGCGTCATCGCTGACGCCTGCGGGATGTCCATCGAATGGCTCAGGCGAATCGAGAGCGGCCGCGGCTCGGCCGTCGTCCACGAGCGCCACGTACCGATCCTGGCCGAGGCGCTCAGCGTCACGCGCGACTGGCTCATGGGCGTCTCCGACGAAGGTGGCCCTGTGAACCGGCGCGACTTCCTTCGCGCCGCTGGCACCATCGCCGCCGCGGGGGCGCTCGCTCCCGTTCAGCACCTGCTTCCGGCCGTTCAGGCGGCGGGGTCGAAGGTGGTCCAGTTCCGCGACATCAACCCGATCGAGCACCTCGCTCGCGTCCGGGCGGTCCTCGTGGACGCGGACAACCTCCTCGGCCCGCACCACGCGATCCCGCAGGTGGTGCAGCACATCGAGCTGATCCAGCACCTGCGAGCGAGCCGGAGCGGCGCCGACAACGTCGAGCTGTTGCGGATGCGCGGAAGGTTCGCCGAGTTCGCGTCCTGGCTCTACCAGGACGCTGGAGACACCGAGGCGGCCAAGCGCTGGCTGGATCGCGCCCTGGAGTGGGCGCACGCCGTCGGCGACACCGAGATGGCTACGTACGTCCTCGCCCGCAAGAGCCAGCTCGCGGGCGAGCTCGGCGACGCGATGACGGCGATCGACTGCGCTGCGGCCGCTCGCCACCTCGCTCAGGCCAGATCCACGCTCCATGCCCTGGCGCTCACCTACGGCGCCCAGGGGGAAGCGCTCGCCGGCCGGAACACCGAGTGCCTACGCACGCTCAACGATGCGCAGGAGCTGCTGGCGACCATGGACCGGGACCCGAACGGGCGGTGGGCCCCGTGGCTCGACACCGGCTACGTGGACGTCCACCGCGCGCAGTGCTTCACCTGGCTGGGCGTGCCCAAGCGCGGGATCGGCCTCTTCCAAGACGCCATCCGTGATCTCCCGCCCACGTTCCGCCGCGACCGCGGGGTCTACCTCGCACGCGAAGCGCTCGCCCACGCTGGCAGCCGCGAACCCGAACAGGCCGCGCAGGTGGGAGCCCAGGCGCTGGCGATCGCTGTCGAGACGCAGTCCGGACGCATCGCCAACGAGCTGTCGCGCCTCGCCGCGGCCCTGAACGACTGGAGGGCTGTGCCGATGGTCCGCGAGTTCCACTCCCAGATCGCCGAGGTGGCTTCGTGAGCCGGCCGTACGTCGTGCTGAGCTGCGCGATGTCGGTGGACGGCTACATCGACGACACCTCGCCGGAGCGCCTGCTGCTCTCGAACAAGGCCGACTTCGACCGCGTCGACGCGGAGCGCGCGCGGAGCGACGCCATCCTGATCGGCGCCACGACGCTCCGCCGCGACAACCCTCGGCTGCTGGTCAACTCCGAGGACCGGCGCGCCGCGCGAATCGCCCGCGGACTGCCGGCCTTCCCGCTGAAGGTGACCGTGACGGCCTCCGCGGCCATGAGTCCAGACCTGAAGTTCTGGCACCACGGCGGCCACAAGGTGGTCTACTGCCCGTCCTCGGCGGTGCCGATGCTGCAAGAGCGGCTCAAGGAGCTCGCCGAGGTGGTCGGGCTGGGCGCGCGGGTGAACTTCCCCGCCATGCTCGACAACCTTGGCGTCCGCGGCGTGCGCCGGCTCATGGTCGAGGGTGGCGGCCAGATTCACACCCAGTTCCTGGCGCTCGGCCTGGCGGACGAGATTCAACTGGCGGTCGCTCCGTTCTTCGTGGGTGACGCCAACGCGCCGCGGTTCGTGAACGCCACGGCATTCCCGCAGGATGCGCTGCACCGGATGGAGCTGGTCGAGGCTCGCTCCATCGGCGACATCGCGTTGCTGCGCTACCGGCCCCAGCGGGCCGATGAGCTTTCGGCTACGGCCGAGCCGCGCTGATACCCCCGGGCGCCGGACAAGGGGTGCCCGGGGTGTTCTCCCGTCCAACTTCACGACCAGGAGGGTTCTGCATGACCGAAGAGATCGAGGCAACCCCGCCGAACGCCGGGCCGTCGCTCACCGACCTGGAGGCGGCACAGCAGGCGGTCAACGCGGCGATCCACCGCAAGCGCAGCGCGGACCTCGCCGTCACCGAGGCCGAGCAGGCCGCGGCACGGCTCGTCGCCGAGGCGCGGGCGAAGCTCCAGGAGGCGACCGACGCCGTGACCACCGCCTTCCGGACCCAGAACGACATCCAGGACGCCCTCATGGGGCGCACCGCCCGACCGCGGGCCACCCGGAAGCCGCGCGCCGAGGGCGAGCCGTCGAGCAACGGCCGCGGGCGTGGCCGTGCGCCGAGGGCCAGGAGGCCGGCGAGCCCCGTCAGCGCGAGCGGGCAGGGGGCCTGAGCCCCGCAAGCCCTGGGGCTTCGGCCCCAGGGCTACCCCCACCAGTAGCGATACTGTTGCGGTAGTCGGGGCAAAGGGGTACGCTACCCCGTAACCCGGTTCAAAGGAACCGGCCTCGCTGGATCCAATCAGCGAGGCCGGCAGCCTCGGGAGTGACCAGAGGGTGTACCACCACCCTCCGATCGGGGCACCGAGTCCCCGTCGCAACCGTCGTGTAAGGAGTCGAATACCGGTGCGACCAAGCACAGTGTACCTCTACGTCCCTGCTCCAATCAAGCCCCTTTCGAGTTCGGAAGCGCCACAGATCAGCTTCGGGACACTGGCAACGGTGCCAACCCGATGAGCTTCCAGGCCGTGCGCTGGGCACTCACCGAAGCCCCCGTGACGAACACCGCTGACGCCTTCGTGCTCGTGGCTCTGGCGCACCACTCCCACGACGACGGCACCCACGCCTTCCCGAGCACCGCGACCCTGGCCAAGGAGACCCGGCTCGCCCGCAGCACCGTCTTCACCGCTCTCAGCCGACTGAAGGATCTGGGCCTCATCGCGCCGGAGGGGGAGGGGAGCCGGGGCATCGTCTCCTACCGGCTCGTGATGCCCCAGGGGCCCGCCGAAGACGCCGCCACGACCTATCCGGGAGCCGGATATGTCGGTTCACGACCTATACAGCAGCCGGACCCCCCTATCCAGATCCCGGATACCCCTCCTATCCAGCAGCCGGACCCAAACAATCAGGAAGAGAACAGTCAGGGAACAGAGAGACCCCCCCTACCCCCCTTGAGGGGGGTGACCCCACTGCGTTGGGCCTCTGACGGCGGCGGAGCGAGGAACGGTCGGCCACGTCGCCGGCTCAGCCGCGCTGACCAAGCTGCCGAGCGTGCCGCCGAGTTGCGCGCTCGGGCGGCCGCCCTGCGCGCACAGCAGGCTGCCGCAGGCGCCGAGCGGGAGGGCCCGCCGGCCGACCCGAACCTTCACCGCGCCGTAGCGATCATCCCCGCAGCGCTAGAAGCGTCTCCTCCCCGTCCGTCCGTCCGTCCGGTACCGAGCCCCCCTCCTGAAGTCCGCCGATGCTGGAAGCCCGAGGAACTCCAGGCGATTCAGGAGCGTGTCCGGGCTGAGTACGAGGCCAGCAAGGAATCCACAACCCGGAGTTCGAGCTGATGGACGAGAACGAACGCCAGCTCAGCCTGTGCTTGGACGTGTCCGGCGCGGAGGAGCGCCTGCCGCCCCCTCCGCGCCGGACAGCGGCGGGGGCCGCTGTCCGAGGTGCTATCAAGGCACGTTCCCGAGCAGCCAGCCAAGCTGCACGAGAAGCCAAGACTGCGGCGAGGGCCATCGGAGGAGATCGACGCCAGGCGAGTAGTGCTGCCGATACGGCAAACCGAGCTGTTCTGGCACGCCCCCTTGCGGAGTTCATGACGCCGGCAGAGGCCGCCATGGTGGTTTCTGCCCGGCGCGAAGAGAGGGCCCGTCGACAGAGCGCCGCGGTCGCTTCCAGGAACGCTCGCCAGGAAGCGGTAGGCCGTGGAGCCGGCCAGGAGCAAGTCCAGGTGGCCGGGGACCAGGCGTACCGGCAGGCATACCACGCGACCGAATCGACATGGCATCCTACGCGGTGCATGGAGGAGGACGTTCCGCAGTGACGATTCGCGTCGGCCGCCACCCGAAGCTCGCAACCCCGGAGGTGCTCGCGGAGCTCTACGCCGCCGTCCCCGAGATCGAGTGCCAGCAGCGATGCCAGCGCTACTGCGAGAACATCTGGATGGCTGGCCCGGAGTTCGACCGGATCATCGCCGAACTGGGCTACACGCCGCGAAGCGACCCGACGTGCCCAGACCGGTGTCCGATGCTCACGGACGCCGGGCTGTGCAGCGTCCGGGACCTCCGGCCGCTCATCTGCCGGCTGTGGGGCGTGACCGAGACGATGATGTGCCCGTGGGGCTGCCGGCCCGAACGCTACCTGACCGAGGTGGAGGCGTTGGTCCTGCTGGCGCGGAGCGGCGCCTTCGCTTGCGGCCCGCTGGAGCCGGCGGCCGCGCTGGAGTTCGCTCAGATGGCGGCGCGACAGTCGTGAAGACGTTCATATTCGAAGCTACGCAGAAGCGCCGCGGAGGGTTCAATCACGGCAAGTTCCTGGCGGGGGTCTTTGAGGAGCACGAGTGGGCGCAGCGCTGCATCCTCGACGGCGACCAGGGCCTGGACCGCTCGCTCGTCGCCCGATGTGGCTGGAGCCGGCAGCACGTTTGGGTGCTGGATCTCGCGACCGGCGAGGGTGCCTGCTTCCGACACGGCGGCCTCGCCAAGGCGGACCTGGACCGACACCAGATCCACGTCTGCGTGCTGTTCGAGGCGTTCCTGACCTGGCTCTACCGACAGCCGCTGGAGACGCTGGGCGAACTGTCCACCCTCGTGACGCTGCCCGACGTCGAGCCGGACATGTACGGCTACCGGCGGCCGGGTCCGCAGCGACTGGAGGATGCCGGATGACGGGCGGGGGGCGACCGAGGGGCATCATCCTGGAGCACTGCCCCTGTGGTGAAGCGTGGGCGCACTTCAGGGATCCGGACGCGCAACGGTTCACCGAGGAGATGGTCCACCGGCACGGACCGACCCTCACATGGACTGTAGGAGAAGAGAGCTTCGTGGTCGCCCGGTACTACCTGGCGCTGCACGGCCTCAGCGGCTCCAACACTGACATCGGGTTCCCGCGGCTCGGGCAGCCCGGGTGCCTCATCTTTCCCGAGCTGCCTGCGATCACCTGTGCGCGATGCGGTCTCGCGAGCTGGAACGCGAACGACGTCCGGCACCGCTTCTGCGGCAAGTGCAACGTGTTTCACCAGGGCTGATGTGCGCGGGCTTGCTGGACGCGGGACGCGCGGCTACGATTCTCGTATGAGCGCTACCATCTTGCCGTCGGAATCGATGCTGTTGGGCGCACTCCTGAACGGTACGTAACAGGCGTTTTCGTAGTACACTTGAGAGGCTTGACCAGAGCCGTAGTTGCGACAAAGGAGGATCACACTTGAGCAACCTGAACAAGGTCATGCTCATCGGCAGGCTGACGCGCGATCCGGAGATGCGCTACTTGCCGAGCGGGCAGCCCATGACCAGCTTCGGCCTCGCGACCAACCGCTACCAGGCCGATCCGAACGGCGGGGAGAGGCGCGAGTTCACCGACTTCCACAACATCGTGGCCTGGAACATCGGCCGGCGAAACCTGGCCGAGATCGTCGCGCAGTACCTGAAGAAGGGCTCCCTCGTCTACATCGAGGGCCGACTCCAAACCCGCTCGTGGGAGGGTCAGGACGGCCAGAAGCGGCGCACCACAGAGGTGATCGCCAACGACGTGCAGTTCCTGGACGGCCGCGGCGGCGGCGAGAGCGGCCAGCGCGAGCCGCAGCCGGCCGGCGTTGGCGCTGGGTTCGCCTCGGACGACGAGTCGCAGTTCGCCGGTGGCGTCCGCGACGTCGACCCGGACGACATCCCCTTCTAGGCGATGCCGACCACGTACACCCCCATCGTCACCATGCAGCTCACCACGCAGCCGGGAGCGCTCTCCACGGCGCTGGGAGCCGCTCTGCGCATCATCCCGCCGCGCGCGGTCTCAGCCGCCCTGAACAACGTCCTCCTGGAGGCCACGGAGGACGGGCTGTACGTGCGCGCGACCAACCTGGAGACCGGCCTTCGCAAGCTGGTGGAGGCCGTGGTCAGCACCGAGGGCAGCGTCTGCGTCCTCGCGAAGCCGCTGGCGGACTTCGTCAGCAACCTGCCGAACAGCGAGCTGCTGGAGCTGACTCTGGAGCAGGACCCCGACAACGACAAGATGCTGACCCTCGTGCTGTCGTGCGGCGACTACGAGACCCGCATGATCGGCACGATCGCCTCCGAGTTCCCGCCTGGCCAGGAGATCGTGCCCCGCGATCAGGTCACGGTGCCGCTGGTGGACCTCCTGTACGGCATCAGCCAGATCGACGAGGCGATCCCCGAGAAGGAGAACACCCCCTCGCGAGCCGGCGCGCTGTTCGTCCTCCAGGGCGGCACGCTGACGCTGGCGGCGGTGGACAACCACCGACTGGCCGAGCGCCAGTTCCACGTCAACGCCGACGGTGTCGACTGCCGCATCATCGTGCCCCTCCGGGCGATCCGCGAGCTGCCTCGCACGTTCAAGGGCGAGAGCGGCGACGTCGAGATCCTGGTGGCGGGCGCGGGCAATCTCGTGGCGTTCCGCACGCCTACGACCGAGATGAACTCGCGGCTGCTCGACGGCACGTTCCCGAACTACGCGAAGGCTTTCCCCCAGGTGCCCCATCCCACGGACCCGTGGCTCAAGGTCACCGTCAGCGCCGACGAGCTGAAGCAGGCGCTGAAGGTAGTGCTGCCGACCAGTGAGGACGCCCACGTGGTGAGGGTGGCGATCGAACAGGACTCCATGCGGCTGACGTGTCAGCGCCAGGGACTGGGCGAGAGCAAGGCCAAGGTAGCCATCAAGACCGACGGCGCCGCCTTTCCGATGCAGATCAGCTTCAATGCGCTCTACCTGCTGGACGCGCTGGGCTCGATGGACACGGCCAACGTCGAGCTGCACTTGCTGAGCCCGACCGCCCCGGGAATGCTGGTGCCGGAGTCCCAGCCGATCGTGTATCGGCACACCATCATGCCGATGACGGCCCCGGGCGCAGGCGGTAGCCGGTGATCGCAAGGTCACCGGCCTCCGCCGGTCCTTCCGTTCTGGAGGTGGTTCGTGGCTAACCGCTTCTTCCTCCGCAACGGGCCCAGCGACAAATGGCGCGAGGTCACGCAGGACGAGTACATCCAGGCCGAGCGTGTCGCGGGCTTCCATCCCAAGCCGGGCTGCGGTCCGTTCGCGACAGCCGGCTTCCACGGCCCGAACGGTGTGGAGGGCCGGCTACGGTATGGCGAGCACTTCGACCTGGATCGCCGCCTGGAGCTCGTGTTCGAAGGACGCGAGGATCCGGTCAGCGCGAACGTCGCAGCGACCGAGATCCGCGCCCGCTTCACGGAGCTGGAGGAGAGCTGCCAGGCACTGGCCGATCTGCTACTCGCATCGAAGATGCGGGACGGAGAGGTCATCGACCGCATGGAGGATCTCGCCCGGCGTAGCGGCCGGCGGGCAGCCGACCTGGAGCGGATCGTGAGGGGGGCGCACGAAGTCGCCAGCCTGGCGTACGAGACCGACCGTCGAGCGGAGTTCGACGGGAACCGCGTCAACTCCGCGGAGGCGCTGACGGTCACACAGCACCTGATGGACGAGTTGGAAGAGGTGGACCGCGCTCCACACGCGAACGACAAGGCGGATGCGAAGGTGCGGCTGGTCCTCGTCGAGGGAGCCGCGCGCGAGGTGGTGTCGTACGGCGCCGGCATCCAGTACCCCGAGTCGATGATGGAGCCGGAACGGCCGGCCATCTCGGTGCCCTACATGGTGCTGGCGCGGCTGCGCGAGCTGGTGGAGCGCGAAGATGTCGAGTAGGCGCCTCAACGCACGCCAGCGCGCCATCATCCAGGTGCTGATTCGCGGCCTGGCCGGCAGTGTCGAGCGACTCCCCGACCGGCTGTCAATCGACGGCAACCCGATCTCGATCGATGGCGAGCCTGTCACAGGAGCCGAGCTTCGAGAGCTGCACGAGCTGGCGGAAGGCGAGTACCAGGCCGACCCGGTGCGGCACCGGGCGACGAGGTCGCAACCACGTCCGATCGCTGTCGAGGAGGAGGAATCCCGGCTGATCGCGCTGGGGCTGGATGAGCTGCTGGCTGCCGTCCAGAACGGCGACTGGGGCGGTGCACTCACGCTGGCCGATCTGGCCAAGGCCGAGAGGCGTTGGGGCTCGATCATGGGCCTGTGGCGCGATGAGGAAGACCTGAAGCGCCGGCAGAGGGAGCTGACGGGCACCGATGGATAGGTGCGCCATCCTGGTCGACGCCGGCTACGTGTTCGCCTCGGTGGGCGAGCTCGTGGCCGGTGCCCCCGACCGCCACCTGATTTCGGCCGACCTGAGCGGCCTCGTCAAGGCGCTGACAGCCAAGGTTTCCGACTTCACTTCATTGCCGTTGTTGCGCACGTACTGGTACGACGCCAGCCTGAGCGGCCAGCCTGAGCATGACCAGCAGGTGCTGGCCGACGAGCCCGGCGTGCGCCTGCGCCTGGGCCGCCTGGTCCGCGGTGCACAGAAGGGCGTGGACAGCCAGATCGTGCGCGACCTGATCGTTCTGGCCCGCGACGACGCGGTCGTGGAGATTCACCTCGTGGCGGGCGACGAAGACCTCGTTGAAGGGGTCGCGGAAGCGCAGGACCACGGCGTACGTGTTTCGCTGATCGGCGTGCCGGGGATCAACCAGAGCCTTCTGCTGCGCCAGCAGGCGGACAGCCGCTGCGAGCTGTCCGAGGCGTTCTGGAAGGCGCATTTCCGACCGACTGCGCGCGCCGCAGCGGTTGTGTTCGCGCAGGCTGGTGCGGCGGAGCGGCCACGAGTCCGACACCAGGCGCCTCCGAACCCTGGCATGGTCGCAGCGTTCGCGGCAGCCGCCGCCCGTCACCCTGAAGCGGCTGCGCTTTTGCAAACCGTCGAGACGGAGGTGGACTCCTTCATGGTTCAGGCCAAGGAGGCAGGCGCCGCTTTCGCTCGGGAGTTGCTGGAGGACGCCACGCCCCCGGATATCGATCGGGTGCTCCAGAACACCGGTTGGCAGGTGCCCACCGAGCTGGACGGAAAGCTCTTGCAGTTCACGGATCGACGCATCGGGAACCACCTGTGGGAACGGCCCGAGCTGAAGCCGGTCGCACGGAGAACCTTCTGGGAGGTGTTCCGCGAGGAGGCGCCGCGACGGCGGGCGGCCACATCGTGACGGATCGGCTGGAGGCGAAGATGAGCGACGACGGGCACCGCCCCACGCACCCTGGCTTGGCTCTCGTGTACGACGTGCTCGACGAGCTGGGCACGGCGGAGCTGCCCGAGACGCTGGACGAGCGGGTGCGCAGCGCGCTCGACATCATGGCCGGCTGGTGCAACCGCCCGCTGGGCCTGCCCCATCTCATGCAGGCGGCCCAGCGGGTGATCGAAGCGCAGGAGCACGAGACCATGGAGGCGATACTGCGGATCGGCGATGGCGCCGTAAACAGGCGCGCCACGCAGTACGCAGTGCGGGTGCTGAAGGCAGCGCTGGCGGGTCAGCCGCCGCCGGCTCCGCGGGCGCGGTCGCCTCGTGGCTGAGCAGGTGGTCACCGTCCGCGACATTGCCGCCCTGACGGAGCGGCAGCGTGACGTGCTCGGATTCATCGCCATCAACGAGGACGCCGGCCACCACCCTGCCACGCTGCGGGCCCTGGTGCGGAAGGGGCTCATCGAGGAACGCGAGCAGCGACTTCCAGGTCCGGGCCTGCCGGTCTACGTGAAGCGCTACATGACGCCGACCGCCGCCCACGTGGCTTGGTGCGCCTGGTGTAGTGAGCAAGAGGAGGCTGGGGATGACTGACGCGCCTTGGGTTCGACGCACACCCGAGGAGGTCGCCACTGGCGTCTGTCCCCATGGCGTGATCCATTTCTCGATCTGCGTGACATGCACTTCGTCACTCACGGAACGTCGCGAGCGGCCAGATCCGCCCATCGTCCAGCACAGGCAACTCGGACGTTCTCGGTCAGAGGCCGCACGAGCCGGCTGGGACGGACGTCGGAGGCGAGACCGAAGGGAGGGGCGGTGGTGACGCTCCCCATCACGCAGTTCGACGGGCCCTACCTGTTCCTCTCGAACTTCTCGCCCTCGCGTCTCGTTATCGACGAGATCCAGTACCCGATGGTCGAGCATCCTTTCCAGGCGCTGAAGACGTTCGATCGAGCGAAGCGCCTGGAAATCGCGGCCGCGCCCAACCCGAGTCGGGCAAAGTACCTCGGGCGCTGCCTGGAGCTCCGCCCTGACTGGGAGCAAGTGAAGGTCCCGATCATGCTCCTCCTGCTGCGGAAGAAGTTCGGCAACGCGCACCTCGCCCGTTGCCTGCTCGCGACCGGCGATGCACCGCTGATCGAGGACACGACCCGGCGACGACGGCCAGACGTTATCTGGGGTGCCCGGTGGGATGGGCAGCAGTGGATCGGCACCAACTACCTGGGCCGCTGCCTGGAGAAAGTGAGGCGAGACATCCGCAACGGAACGCCGCTGCCGCCGGAGAAGGTGGACGAGATGCTTCTGAAGCTCTCTCGTCCTCAAGGAGTCGCTGCATGACGGAAGATCGGAGGCTGCAACTCGACACGCCGCCCTGGACCGCGCTCGGGTACGCCGGGCGCAGCACCACCCACCGCGCTGCCAACCTGGCCGGCGAGAGCCTGCGTCAGGTCAACCACTCGCTGGGCACACTCCAGCACGCGAGCGAGGTGTACGACCTTGTCGCCTCGCTCGCCTACGTCCTGGAGCGGATGCCACAGGCGCTCGACGGGATGCGCGACTGGCTGAAGCGCGAGCAGAACCGGGGCACGCTCGATGTGGAGCGCGGCCGCGACCTGGAGACCAGCATCGCGACCGTACTGGTGGCGATGGCCGGCGGGAGCGATACGATCGAGAAGGCGGCGGTGGAGCTACGAGCGGCCCACAACGCCATGGCGTTCGTTCTTGGGCCGCTGACGGCCGAAGAGCGTGCCGAGCGGCGAGGAGGAGGATGACGACGACGAACCGACCCGATCCACCCACGCCGCCGTCGAAGGACGGGCAGTTCATTGTCCTGAACGGGCAGCGACTGCCGGCACCGACAGGCATGGACTGCCTCGTCCACCCCTCCTGGCCGACCGTGTGGAAGGGCGGCGAGGCGTTCTGCCGCCGCGGCCAGCACTACCCATGGAGCTCGTCTCGATGAGCGCTCCGGACCCCAAGAAGCTGGCAGAGAGCCTGACGCTCATGGAGGCGCTCGCGCGCTGGCAGCTCGACACGCTGGTTCACCCGCTCACGTGCGCCAACGAGAGCGAACACCGGCCCCTGCTGCTGCCCTGCTGGGACGCGGAGCGCCAGGCGGTCTACCTCTGGTGTCCCGCATGCGACTACCGGCAGGACTGGATCCCGGTGGAGACGGCTCTCCTGCACTCGCGCGAGCACGTGAAGCCCGGCTCGTTCCCGAGGCTGCCATGAGCGGAGAGCCCACGCTGACCACCCCCGAGCTGCGCCTGGTCGAGCAGTACCTGTGGGTCTGCGACTACATGGGGCGCTGCGCGATGGCCATCAGGGACGGCAACTGGCACTACCTCTGGGACAAGGCGGGCGACCTCTCCAGTGCCGCGAAGAAGCTGGAGCAAGAGGCGGGGCTGATCCACAAGGGAGAGTCGAAGGTCCGCGAGAACGCAGTGCTCGCGGGCGTTCGGTGGTTCGGTCGCATCGACCGCGTCGCCCGGCTGCTGCACCCGCTCAAGCTGAAGCTGGACAAGAACGAGGTGGGCTCGATCGTGTTGGCGGCCGGCGGCTCCGCCACGATGAGCGACGAGGCCCTGGGCTTCCTCTCGGCGTCGGCCGCCCGAGTGGCCGAGCGCACGGACGTCGATCCGGAGACGTGCCTGCGCGTGCTGGCCGCCCTGGTCTCCTATGAGGTGCGCGATGACGGCTGACGTGCTGCCGGCGGGGATCCGCGAGCAATTCTGTAACGCGTGCGGCACGCTGATCTGGACCGCGCCGCTCTCGCCGGCCGCCGCGGAGCGAATGCGCCGACACCTGGGCTGGATCATAAAGCTGGAGCGTGGGGTCCAGGCCGACGACGGGCAGTCCAACATGGCCCTTTTCGGAGGTGAGATTGTCTTCGTGGCGCACGGAGACGGGCAGTACGTGAAGCACGCCTGCCCCGCCGCGGTGACGTCGTGCAAGTATTGCGGTGAACCAATCCGCATCGTGCACCAACCCCCCGGCGCCGAGCAGCGATTGGCGGTGCTCGACGCAGATCCGGACCCCCTCGCCATCATGACCATCGACGGTCGGGGCTACGCCATCGTCGACCGCGAGCGCGTGATGCCGACGCCGCACTACCGGTGGCACAAGAAGCACGAGGGAGGGAGGGGGTGACGAATGCCAGTGGCGAGCACCATCCGGTCACGGACTCGTTGTCGCTGCACCGGCGCGCCGAATACTGGATGGGCATGGCAGACGTCCTCGGCTCAGAGGACCGGCGCCTGCTGGCCGCCGCGCGGCGTTTCGCCGCCCGCTGGGAGCGCGCCGCATTCGACGCCATCCCGCTCAACCTGCCACGAACGCGCGGAGCCATCGCAGTCTCGGCCTGCTCGCTGCTGATGAAGGCCGGGGAGAACGACGCGGCGCGCGAGTGGGCCCGGTCATGCCTCGCCGACGAGGTCACGTCGGCCGAAGCTCGCCACGAGCTGCTCGAACTGCTGAAGGAGGCTTCGTGATCTCGGCCGAGGAGCTGCGGATCCTGGAGGCAGCACGCACTCACCTGAGCGGCGCCACCTGGACCGCGTACAGGCGCGACCTGGGCGTCTTCGCTGAGTGGTGCAACGCGCAAGGCTTCTCGGTCGTGCGCGCGGCTGGCGAAGACGTGCAGCGGTGGGTGGACGAATCAGGAGAGTCGGGCCACACCGTACGTCGTCGGCTGGCCGCGATCCGGGCGTTCTTCCGGATGGCCCAGGAGGAAGGGCTCCTCCATCGGAACCCCACCGAGGGCGTGCGGCCGCCGCCGGCCGTGACGCGCCAGAAGCTCCCACGCCTCCAGGTGGAGACGGCACGGGCCTTGCTGCGCGCTGCTCGGGCAGCAGGCGTCCAGCAGGAGGCCCTGATGCGGCTCCTGCTGATCCACAGCCTGGGTGCGACCGAGGTGGGCGCTCTGTCGGTCGGCAACGTGGACCTCGCCCTTGACGGCTCGCTCCAGGTCCCCGGTCGCCGTGCCCGCGGGCTGCTCCTGACCGCCGGCACGCTCCAGGTGCTACAACGCCACCTGGAGCTGCGCGCCGACGTCATCGCGGCCCAGCTCTCCCGCGAGCTCGCGCTTCACGACCCGCTGTTCGTCACCAGCACCGGCCGACGCATGGCGCGCGGCGACGTCTGGAGGACCGTGAAGGCCCTGGGCCGCGCGGCCGGCGTCGAAGTGCCCTCGCTGACGCTGGCCGCTGACGTCCGCCCGCTGGAGCGCTACCTGGCGTGACGCAACTCCGCCGCTACACGTGGCCCCAACGCATCTCGGCGGCCATCGTGTGCCTGGCGATCCTCGCCTCGGACGCGGTTTGGCTGGTCCTGGAAGCCCGCGGTCGCGTGGTGCCCCTGTGGGAGGTCTTCTTCGTAGGCATCCTCAGCGCCACGTTCTACTGCCTGGCCAAAGTGGCCGTGGAGGGGCACTGATCGCGATGGGGAGGAGGCTACTCGTCCTCGTCCTCTTCGGCCTCGACATAGAGCACGCTCGCCCAGCCGGCCGGATCGAGCACGCCAGGCAGCCCGTCGGGCTTGGTGTACTCGTACTCCGTCGCCGGTTCCGGCGCCGACACGATGTCCTGGAGCACGTTGGCTGCTTGCTTGTCGTGCAGCAGCTCCTCGATGTCGTCGGGCGGCAGCACGTTGCGCAGCACCTTGCCCATCTGGTTCATCTGGGCGATCATGCTGGCCCCCAGGGTCTGCTGTGCTTGGAGCACAGCGATCTCCCTGCCGATGCGGCGGACGTCGTCCTCGTCCTGCGCCAGCATGTCGAGGACGTCTCCGTTGAAGAGGTAGCAGCGCGCGATCATGGGACTCTCCTCACAGCCTTTCTTGGGTTCCGGGCCCGACTACGAAGCGGTCTGGTCGGGTTCCGATGGACGCTGACACGTACAGGCCGGCCGGCTGATTCGCTCGGCCAGGGCGGGCGCCAGGCGTGCAACGGCGAAGGCCAGAGAGGTGGCCATCGCAGGCGCCAAGACGGTCAGCAGCATGTTCATGCGCGGCACATCATAGCCGACACCCGAAAGGGAGCCACTTTGTCATGGTCCTGACCGTTTACCACGTGTGGATGTGGATCCGGCGCCAAACGCTCTGCCGACTCGGCGGCCGCTGGCATCTCTGGCGGTGGCAGTACGGCGACCTCGTCGGCCGCTTCCGCTGGTGCGAGGCGTGTCACGTCGACCAGTTCGGCACCTACGGAATCCCGGTAGCTCCCAAGGTCACCGCGCGAACTCGTGCCCGGCGGCGAGGAAGCCGCGGCTCCGGCAGGGTTCCAAGGGTTCCAGTCGCTGATCCCGCCACGCGCGATGTCTGCCCGGCTTCCGGGAAGGTGAAGCGGTCGCTGGACTACGCGGTTCAGTCCTTGATGTCGAAGTGGCGCTCCGGAGCACCGGTCCGTGGGATCTACCCGTGCTCGGCCTGCGGCTGGTGGCACCTGACGAGCCGGCCACCCGGCCGCGGCGGCCAGAGTCCTGGCCAGCTCGAATGGCGCGAGGCCAACCTGGAGCTGGAGCACTTCGAGGTGCTCTACATCGTCGCCGGCATCCGGCCGGCGAGCACGGCGCCCCTGCGACCACGCGTCTACCTGGCGCGGCTGTTCGCCTTCGGCCTGGTGGAGCTCGACAAACGCCTGTGGCTGAACCGAGCGACCATCACGCCGCTCGGCCGAAGCTTGCTCACGCGCGACACCCGAATCGATTCCGAGATCCAGCTCCCATGACGGGCGTCGGAAGGCTCGCGTACCGGCTCATGGCGCCGCCGCTGGCCCGGCTGATCGTCGTGCTCTGGCGGTGGGGTCGCCAATGGGCCGATTGGGCGCATCAACAGCAATGCGAATTGTGCCAATTGGCGATTATCCCGGAGCGCCGATGCCTGCATTGGCATATCCAGCAGCGGGAGTTTGAGCAAAAGATCGATGCTGCTCAACGGCAAGCTGCCGCGATAGGCCGATGGGCGTAACGGCTAGATGGCCACAGCGGCCTGCTCCGAGGCTCCTCCCCCGGCCCGTTACTAACTCGTGATAATGACCGTTATCACGAGTTATAATTGGGGCATGAACGGCCACCCTCTGAAGAAGGAGTCCACCTTGCCCATGAGCACGATTGCAGCTCTCGACGCTCCGGAGCTGGACGCCGACCTCTACGTCCGGTCGCCGTACGCCTTCCCGAGCCAGGCGCCAACGCACTGCCGGCTGCGCGTGTACCGCGGCCGCGACGGCGCCCAGGTCGCCCTGGTGACCGAGCTGGCCAGCAACTCGGGCATGAGCATCACGAACGCCGCCGAGCACGTCTGGGCCGCGGTGGCGCGCCGGCTCGACACCACGCAGTTCGCGATGGTCGAGCACTACGACAGCGGGAGCTACCGGCAGCCCCTCCACGACGAGACCTTCGATCTCGTGTGGGTCGAGGGCGGCCGGCCGCGGTGGAGGCACCTGGGACCCAAGGGCTTCCAAGAGCTGTTGCCTTGAACGGGGCACGCGGCTACAATTAGAGCATGAACGCTGCCACTGCCAACCCACTCGACCCGGACGCCGTTCTCCGCTACATGCGCTCCGTGGCCGCTGACCACGTGATTATCCATACGGTCGATGCGACGCACCTGGCCGAGGATGCTTGTCAGCACTTCAACGCCTTCGGCCCGCCCGAGGAATACGAGGTGCCCGGGGAGTTCTTCGAGTTGGCCGCCCAGGTGGCCGATGAGTACGAGGCGAGGCAGTGAGCGCCCTGCCGGCCCGCTGGACCGTTCCTGCCATCACGCTCGGCGAGTCGCCCGAACACGAGTTGATGCGCGAGGATCTCTGCGCAGACGCCTACCATGCGACCCACGTGGCTGTCGACGGCGGCACAGTGGTCGCCAAGACGCCGCTGGGCGTGTGCATCATGCGGGTCCAGAGCCGCGACGGCTCCCGGCTGGTCTGGTTCGACCACTCGTCCGACAACGGCTGGGCCCGGCGCGTCTTCTGGTACAACGCCTCCAGCGTGGACGGACTGGGCCAGATGCTGCGCCGGCTGCCGCGGGTGCCGTTCGACCTGCTCGTGACCGGAGCCACCGCTTGAGCACCCACTACCTGCCCGGCGCCGACACCAACCACTTCCTCGGCCGGTGCGAGGAGTGCGATGCGCACTACCTGGCCAACGCTACGCTGGCCCAGGTGGAGGAGTGGCATCGCCTGGGCTGGATCAGCCCGGACCAGTTCGAGGCGTTCCGGCACGTGTGGACCACATCGGCCGCCAGGTTCGGCAACTACGCGGCCTGGATGATCCTGCCCACCGGCGAGGTGGCCCGCCACGCAACGTTGATCCGGGCGGCCGCGGCGGCCAGGGCGGCGGCGCGATGACGCCAGACACCGCAGGCGACGACTGGCGTACGGTCGCGACGCCAGTGTTTGCGATCTTCCTGACCAGCGGTGACCTGGGCGTCCTGCCGGCCGGCGCCCGCGTGATGTTCGACCCCCACGCCGCCTTCCAGATGCCGGGCACGGTCACGGTCCGGGCGCTTACGACCAAGAACGCTCAACTCTTCGGAGCGCCGCCAGAGATCCGCCTCCAGGTCGCCGATGACAGCCTGCGGTTCCTGCCCGAGACGGCGTGCGCCGAATGCGGCGAGCTGCGCAGCGCCGACGTGCACGGCCACTACCGCGGCTGCACGTGCGGGTGGCCCGGGAAGTGCCCGCACCACCAGTTCGCGACGGGAGGGTCTGATGGCTGACAACGACGCTACGCTTCCGCCGTGCCCGAACTGCGGCGAACGCAACTGCACCGTGACCGCAGGCTTGGTGGTGACCGGGCTTGCGCCGGTGGCAGGCGTCCAGGTGAAAGCGGCCGCCGTCGAGGGCTTCCGCTTCAACTGCCCTGACTGTGGTGCCTTCGGGCGCGCCTATCCCCCGCCAGCCCCCCACTTCGGACGCCCGGCGTCAGCGATACCGCTACAATAGCGGCATGGGCGATGCCACCAAGTCCAGCCGACCGGGACGCTCCGGGCCGTCCCCGATCCCGACGCTGGCGCGCTTCATGGTCGCCTGCGAGGAGGAGAGGGGAGCGTTCAGCGAGGACGAACTCCGCATCGCGTGGGTCGAGGCCGTCAGCTCCGACCGCCGCGGCTGGGCTCGGGACATCTACGAGCGTCTCGGGGGCAACGAGGTGGAGGTCGACTGGCGATGACCGAGGAGCTGGCGCAACGCGCCGAGCACCCCATGTCGGCCGCGCTCGCGCACCAGATGGCCGAGTACGCGGCCGCCGCTGTGGCCGGGAACACCCGGCGCGCATACACCAGCGACTGGGAGAGCTTCATCGCCTGGTGCGCCGAGCGGCGCCGCAATCCACTTCCGGCCGCCCCGGCGACGGTGGCGGGCTACATCACCCACCTGGCCCAGCTCGGACGAAGCACGGCGACCATCAGCCGCCGGCTCGCGGCGCTGGCGAAGGCGCACGAGACGGCCGGCCACAACTCCCCCACCCGTGACCGGCGGGTCCAGGAGGTGATGGCCGGCATCCGGCGCCAGAAGGGCGGCGCGCCCAAGCCGAAGAAGGCGTTGACCGGCAAGCAGCTCCGCCTGCTGCTGGAAGAGGTCCCCACCGACACGCACGCCGGCCGCCGCGATCGAGCGCTGCTGCTCGTCGGCCTGCTCGGCGGCTTCCGGCGCTCGGAGCTGGCCGGCCAGGACGTCGAGGACGTTGAGTGGCTGGAGGACGGCCTGGTGATCCTCCTGGGGCGGAGCAAGACCGACCAGGAGGCCCTGGGCCAGCGTGTGGCGGTACCACGGCGCTCGGACGCGGCCACGTGCCCGGTGCGAGCCCTGCGCGCCTGGCTCGACGGCGCCGGCATCAACTCAGGTGCCATCTGGCACCCGGTCAGCAGGTGGGACCACGTCGGCGAAGACCGAATGACCCCAGAAGCGGTTGCGCTCATCGTGAAGCGTGGCTGCCGGCGCATCGGCCTGGATCCGGCCGACTACGCCGGCCACAGCCTGCGGGCCGGCATGGCGACCAGCGCAGACGCTGGAGGTGCCAGCCTGGCGGCGATCATGGCCCAGGGACGCTGGAAGTCCTCCCGTGTCGCGGGCGGCTACATCCGCCGTGGGCTGTTCGACAACAACGCCGCGAGCAAGGTTTCGATCTGAAGCAGTAGCCGCATGCGCCGTCTTGTTGTACTGTATGGCTCAACAGCCAATACGACAAGGCGGCAGAGATGGCAGTTGCAGCAGCGACATTCAGTCAGCTCCCCCTTCTGGGGGACCAGGAGGAGCGGCCACGTCTCCGCGTTCTCGGATCCTCGGGGCCCGGCCCTTTGGATTGGCTGCGACACGCCGCCGGCTGCGTTGCCTGCACGGGCGCACGAGCGGCGCTGCACGCGGTCTACGAAGCCGGCTGGGATGCGAAGCGCTCGATCCCCGTGGCGTGCCCGCAGGGTCTGCCCCTGATGGACCTGGAGGACATCGAGCTGCTGCTCGGGCCTGATGGTGGCCTGGACCAGGAGTGGGCGGCCGGCGCCACGGTCCGCATGCGCGAGCACGCTGACGCCCGCCGCGGCGTCGAGTACGCGAACCGGCACGCCGGAGTGGCGTGGGTTGGGCTGACGCGGTACGTGGACAGCATCCGCGCGCGCGCTTGAAACGCAGAGAGCCCGGGCGCATCCGATGTGCACCCGGGCTCTGCCCTTTCTCTCCACCCGTTGGGAACCGGCGAGGCCCGCCACAGAACTCACCAGCTCCCAGCGGGAGGCGGGGCCGGACTTTGCCGGCCCCGGGGCCCCATCCGCTTTGGGCTGTCCCGCCCTTTGCGTACGAAGGTTGAGTGAGAGGCGCCGGCCGAGCCGCTCCACGCTCTTTCCCGACTGCCGTCGAAGCTGGTGGGGCGCGTCACCGGTGACGTCTGACCGGGCTCTGCCCTCTTGCCGTTACGGGAACCAGCGCCTCTCGTTCCGGGTGCCCCCGGATCGGAGGCCGGCGCCGCTCACCAGGCCAGTGCCCAGCACGCCCACGGGCTTTCGCAGCTTCCCGGCCTCTGATCCGAGATCACGTTGGTGGAGCACGTCGGTGTCGAACCGACCTCCGGAGCCGTGCACTTCGGCGTTCAGCCCCGTCGAACCCTTCTGTGCCCCAGCGGTTGGACGGATACAGAGACCCGATTCGAACGGGTCACTTCCCCCTTGCGAGGGGCGTGCTCCCCTTGCGACCACCTGCATCCACCGCTACCGCGTTACCCCGATCCCTGTGGCGGACGGGTTCCACGCGGCCAATCCCCGGTTCCTCGGGAGGCCATCCCCGACGTGACCGGGGGCGGAGGGTCGGCCGTAACCCATGACCCTTCCACCCCGCGATCTGAACTGGCCTTCAGGGAGTACGTGCATCCCCCGTTCCAGTCCTATGACCTCGGCGCGTGCACTTCGCTGTTGGCCGCACAGCACTGCGGCAGCGCTCGCATTTCCGTCGGTCACGTCGAGTGGCTCCCCTCCCCTGGGAGGTCGATGAGGGAGTGCCGGGAGGCGCCCAGGCTGTACCTGGGAGAACCGACCGGCGCCGCGAGCGGGCCTGCCCTTTCAGCTCTACTCCCGCAACGGGGCTTGCGGGCGCTCCCAGTCCCTCATATAACACCCGCGCCGCTCGGGGCGGGCGAGGAGGGCAAGCCCTCCTCGCGCCTCCACCGAGCATGGCTGCGGGGGTGAAGTCAAAGTTGGTCCCCCGGGAAGGGGTGGGGTGCTTGTCCCTTGCCGACTATCCACGGCCGCCCCCTGTCAGGTGCAAGGATAGCCAGTTCAGCTACCTCACACCCTGCCGTTGGCGCCAGGGCCATGCGGTGCACCTCCCCTTCCCGGGGGAGTCGGTCTTCACTTTGGAAGGTTCTTGTCGGGGCGGAGGTTCCTTCGATCGGAGCCGCGCCCCGCCCGACGCCTCCAATTATAACGATACCGCCGCGGAACGCAACCCCCGAACTGTTGTTCGGTATAATAGCCTGGCGTGCGGCTCGCGGCTGGTGAATCTCAGCCAAGCGGGGGAAACGCATCGAGCCGCGCGCACCCCTGCACAGCAACGGCGGTAGTGTTACAATAGCTGGCATGAACGATGCCGCCACCGAGAAGCCAAAGCCGGCCCCCCTCACCCCTGCTGCGATCGAACTGCTGGATGACGCCTTCGCGCGCGCCCGCCGCATACGGGTCCGAAACGCCGAGGACCGAGTGAAGAGGGATCTCGCGACGGAGTACCGGCAGGGCATCATGCGCGCCATCTGCGCCATGACCGGCATGGACATGGAGGAGCTGTACGACGAATTCGCCGGCCGGGAAATCGCCGCGCACGAGGCGGCCATTGCCGAGGAGCCGATGGGCTGGGAAGACTCCCCTCGTGACTGAGCTGCTCGTCCGCAAGGGGATCTCGGGGTGCCAGATCGGCGCTGACGAGGGTGGGCTTCGCGCCTTCCGTCAGCTCGGCCTGGAGACAGGCGGCTACATCCCCCGCGGCGGCCGTACCGCGAACGGCCAACGTCCGGATCTCGTCGCGCTGTATGGCCTCACGGAGACCCCTGAGTGGGGATACCAGTACCGCACCAGGCTCAACGTCGAGCACTCGGACGGCACCGTGCGGTTCGCGTATGACTTCGACAGCGCGGGCGAACGCCTCACCCTCCGCTGCTGCCGCCAGCTCGGGAAGCCCCACTACGACATCGTTCTGACCCGTCCCGGGTACGACCCCATGCGCAACGAGTGGGACGGGGAGACGTTCGAGGTGTGGGCCCACGGAGTGGAGCTGATCGAGTTCCCCGTGTGGCTGCACCGCAACCGCATCAAGACCCTCAACGTCGCCGGCAACGCTCACGCAGGCATCGCACCCGTCGTCGCGAACTTCCTCGTACAGGCCCTGACCATGCCGGCGCCCGCCGTTCCTGCAAACGACCTCGCAACGTCTCAGCCAACGCTGCTCTGACCGTTCCCGTAGACGAGGAGGGGCGCCGGCCGCACCGGCGCCCCTCCTGCTGTGTCCCGCCGTTCCTCCAGGAACGACCAAGGGGGCCGGACCCCAGGTCCCGGCCCCCTTCACCACGCCTTCGACGGGGCCTACTGTAGCACGCACTCCCGAGGGAAGCCTGTCAGTAATGGCAGGGAGAGCCGAGCCCACGCGGGAGCCCGGCCCTCCGGCAGCGGGGATACGGGTCAAGCTGGTAGAGCTCGCCGGGCGGGGAGGCCGTCGTGGAAGTCCTCGATTGCCTCCAGCAGCTCGCGGGCCCGCCCGGCGTTCCGGTAGACCGGACGGCGCAACAACCCCTGGAGCTCGGCCATGCCGTGGGCGAAGATGGTCAGGTGGTGAGTCTGCGGGAGCTGGAAGACCGGTTGGAGTACGACGATTGCGCCCTCCAACTCGCCATCGCCCACGTGCGCGCGCGCGCGATCGATGTATGAGAGGCACTCGCAGCCGTACGAGCGCTCGACCGCCGGCCCGGACTGGTAAAGATTGATGGCGCGACCGGCCTGTTCAGCTCCTCGCCGGAAGTCACCTGCTTGGGTAAACGCACCACCCGCTATATAGGCAAGACGCGCCTCGGGGAGCCCAAATTCCCCGCGGACGCCGTCGTGTAGATCATCATGTCCAAGACCAAGAGCTTCCTCCGCCCGGGCGATGGCTAACGCCACCTCTTCGGCCGCCCCCATGCTGCCCAGGGCGCGCGCTTCGAGCGCGTAGAGGCGAGCGCGCGGCGTGCCCGAAGAGGCGTACATCTGACCGGAGCGGGCCAGCTCCGCCGCCTCCGCCGGCCGGCCGGCCCAGCGGGCGATCATGGACTCCATCCCCCGGGCGAAGGCCCGGAGGCCATCGTGGCCGATCACCTCGCCGTATGCCCAAGCCGAACGTGCCTGGGTGGCCGCCGAGCCGAGGTCGCCGAAGTCGAGGCTGGCGTTGGCCAAGAGGCACTGAAGCTGCCCGACGAGCAGGTACAGGTCGGCGGTCTGCGCCGGCCACTGGTGGCCTTTCAGCCGCCGTTTCACCTCGTCCAGCGTGAGGATCATCTCAGCGATGAGAGGCTGTGGGGGTCCCGCGACGTACGCGTGAGCCAGTCGACTCACGTCCTCGCGGAGCTGCTCCAGCGCCACCGGTCCCACGTTGGAGAGTTCCGTCTCGGCCGCGTGAACGGCCGATTCCCTTGCTACCGACCCCAGCAGCCTATGTAGCTGGTCTGCTGGCAACCCCAACCCCGCAGCGGCACACGCCGCCAGAAAGTCGCGTCGTTCCACGGCGGTGAGTAAACCACAGCGGATATCCGCTTGTGTGTCCGAAGATTTCGGGACTTCCGTCACGGCCTCCCAGGGCGGTTGTCCCAGAGCAGCTCTCAGGGCTGCTCTGTTGGTCGGGCCGGGCTCGATCTCGCCACGCCCCCACCGACCGACCTGTCGCGCGTCCACTCCATGAGTGGCACCATGGCGCCGCAACAGCTCGGCAAACTCCCCGCAGGAGAGCCCCAACTCCTTCCGTCTATCAGAGATCCAACCATTCCAGGCCGCACCCATGTTCGTCTCCAGGGTCTTTGATTAAAGGCCCTTTCCCTACCCACGAACGGCGTAGAGCAGTGTAACCCGAACCGCTGATCCGTGCGCGCGGTGCAATCTGGCCTCGAACTTGGCCTGCCAGGTGGCCTTGCCTTTCCGCAACAGGGTCGTAACGATTGAACCCTGCTGACGCGCTGCTTGCTGGGACCAGGAGCAAGAGCGGGTTCGCGCACCTCGAAGGGTGATGCGAAGCGGCTGTCGCTCGCGGCGGCGCAACAGCACATATCGCATGGCGGGCACGTGGCCGAGTTCCAGCGGCTACGAAGGGCCCCTTGCGAGGTATCGATGAGCGGAACCGCCGTAGTAGAAGACAGGGAGGTCATCACCTCGGGATCCACCGTCGTAGTGATGGGCATTGGAGAAACCGAGGAGGAGCGTTACACCATCGTCGCACCGCCTGAAGCGGCTCCGCTGCGTGGCTACCTCAGCGAGAAGTCACCCCTCGCCCGTGCGCTGATGGATCACCAGGCGGGCGAGAACGTACGCTTCCGCACACCAGCAGGCGCGCGCGAGGTGCGCATCGTTTCGGTCGCTAGTGACCGATGACACCTAGCGAACAAGCCCTCGGACGGGTCGCACACGAACTCCGCGGCCCCCTCACCGTGATCGCCGGGTACGCTGAGCTGCTGCTCCGCGGCGAGATCCACGGCTCGCTCCAGACGGACGTACTCCACACGATCCTGACCAAGACCCGAGAGGCCGATCGGATGGTCGAGGACATCCTCGTGTCGGCCAGGGTGGCGAACGGCCACCTGACGCAGTGCCCGACCATCTTCGACATCGTCGAACTCGCCCACGAATCTCTCCGCCGTTGCGAGGCGCCACCGGCAGCCGTGCTGCGGGTGGCGCCAAGCTCGCCGGTACTGGTTCTCGGCGACCGCGAGCAGATCGGGTGGGTGCTGGTCAACCTCGTGCGGAACGCGATCAACTACAGCGAAGGGCGTCCGGAGGTCTGCATCTCGGTCAGCGCCGACGATCCGGTGGAGCTCGCGGTCACGGACTGCGGCATCGGCATCGCACCGGAGTTCCAGGACGAAGTCTTCCTTCCTTTCCGGCGGGGCCCAGATACCCACGAAGCGGGTTTGGGGCTGGGCCTCGCCCTCGGCCGCGAGGTCGCGGCGATGAACGACGGGGAGTTGCTGCTGGCGGAGAGCGCTCCGGGGAGCGGCAGCACGTTCGTCCTACGCCTGCCGGCGGCGCCAGAGGGAGCGCGCACAGCCTTGGGGGGCAGGAGTAGGGTTCGGACCGCGGCGGCGGTCTGAGATGAACCGGGAGGAGGGCTGGCCTCCTCCCGGTTCCCCGTCTGGTCCCTGATGAACTGCCACCACCCCTTCAGGTAAAGCGACGAGAGGCTCTCGCGCACCTCGGCTGGGCTTCCCCATTCGGGGCTCTCCATGTCGAGTCCTGGAAAAGTGAAACAGAAGCGGGGGATTCGGGGGCTTGCTCCGTATCCCGCCTTGCGGGCTCTCGCCCCAGGAACCGCACCAGAAGTGTACCTCACTCTGGGGCTGAGCAAACGTGCTTCTACGCTGCCTCGCGATGCAGGTTGGCGACCCTCAAGGTGGCCACCTCGTCAAAGCGCAGCGACAGGTAGACGGTCAGTACCTCGTCGGCCATCGGGTACAGGTCGTCCGGGTGGAAGCACCACGAGCGGTTCAGCTCCCGCCAGGCACCGTCCGAACCGCGCTCCAGCGCGCCGACGCGCTTCCACGGCCGGATCCGGTAACCGCGGTCGCGGAAGATCCGGCTTTCGATGTCCAGGTGACCCTCTCGGGCGAGCTGCTCTACCAGCTCCTTGCCCACCACGTCCTCCAGCAGGTGCAGCGCGGTGGCGTTCGCCAGCAGCACCTCCGGGTCGTTGCGCTCGATGGCCTGCCACTGCTCGCGCATCGCCCGTCGGCGTCGCTCCTGCACCGCTCGCTGGCGCGCGTACTCCAGCTCCTCGGCCGTCCGTTCGAGCCGGCGCGGCCGGTGCCACTCGATCGAGGCGTCCGCGTCCCGCTGCCACTGGGGAACGCTCTCAGGCGCCGCCGACAACGCGATGCCGACGGCGCACATCGTGGCGGCGGCCGCGCGGACTGGCGATGGCTCACCCTCCAGGGGCTCCGCCTCCAACCACGAGGCGTCCGGTACCCAGAAGCGCGCTCCTTCGACGCGGTAGCGGTAATACACCGGCCAGGGCGCCGCGCAGGGCACGTCCAGCTTCACCGGCTCGCCCGGGAACAGAGGCATGTCATCGATCCACTCGACTTGCGGGCGCACCTCGATGTAGGGGTAGTGGCGGCCGCGCTCGACCGCCGCGACACAGCGCCGGCAACGCTCCAGCCAGGCGATGTCGGCTGCCCGGTGGAGCTGGAGGTGCGAGTGGATTCGGTAGCCGTCGCGGTACCGGATCTCGTCCGTGCGCTGACCAATCCACATGCCGCAGTAGGTGTTGCTGTTCCGGTCCCCGCGCCGAATGCTGCCGTCGTTGCTCGTCCGCTCGCTCACCGAGACGGCGTGCACGTGCGGGTGCGGCCGACGGCCGTCGGGCAGGTGCGCCGCCTCCCAGGCGTAGAAGCTCAAGGCGCCGGCTCGAACGTCATCCGGCGACCTTCCTCACCGAATGGCTCGTAGATCGTCCCGCAGTCCCAACACTTCACTTCCGGCAGGGGATGGCTCAGGTCGCAGTCATGGCTCCCGCACTCCGGGCACGTCGTGTCGCAGGCCACCAGATATGAACCATCCGGCATTGGTGCCCGGAGCACTTCACCGGGCATCGTCGGGAAGGCCCGCGGTCGACCGGCACGCTTAGATCGCTGCGGCCGGCCCTGCTTGCGCGCGGGCGAACTCATCCGCCGCTGACGCGCGGGATGCCCTGTACGCGGCCGCCGGCCGACGCCATCTGAGCCGGATCCACCGCCGGCTGGCCGGGACGCACCGGTGCGCCGAGGGCCTGGTCCCAGTTCTCGATCAGCTCTCCCTCCAGGTCGTCTCCCTTGAGAAGCCTGAAGAAGCGGATGCCAGCGGCGTGCGCCGCCTCGAACGCTGCCTTGGCGGCGGCGACCTCCTTCTTGCTGCGCCAGTTCCAGTACAGCTTCAGGTCGCCGACGTCGCGCTCGTCCGCTTCCGACCAGAAGCGGCGCGCAGTCTCGATGCTGCGCGTCTGGATGGACAGCAGCAGCTTAGGCTCGCCGGTAGGCGTGAGAGGGTCTCGCAGGCTCATCCCTACTGGCCGCTCTCCAGCCCGTCAACGGCTTCATCCCACCACCATTGGCCGTACGCCAGGCGGTCGCGGAGCACGCAGAACGTGAGGACGCCTCCTACGATGACGACGAGCAGGACCGTGACCGTGCCGATCGCGGCCAGCGCAAGCTCCAGCCTGGCTCCCATCCGAGCGCCTATCCGTCCCCTGAGCGCACGAAGTCGGCGATGATCGCTGGCGCGGCCGAGTCGAAGCCCGTCACCGCGAGCACGCCGGCATCGTCCTGAACGGACTCGCCGCGGTCCGGCGCCGTGTTCACGAGGCTGTAGTGGTTGGCCACGAGCGCGGCGGAGACGAGCCGCGTCCGCCGCTCCCAGCGGGCCCGGTACTGCCACAACGCCTCGATCGGGTGGATCGTCGGGCTGTACCAGGTCTCCTCGTCCGTGTAGATCACGAACGCATCCACTTCGCCCCAGTTTGGGCGCTCCAGGGCGTAGAGGATCGGCAGCGAGCAGTCAGTACCCCTGTTGTGGCGTATCCGTACCATGCGCGCCCGGCGCCGCAGCTCGTCCAGCGTTTGCACGTCGCGCAGCTCGATCTCCTCGGCCTGCTCGCCGAAGGCCACCACGCGGGCCCGCGGTTCGACGCGTGCCGTGGCCCACGCCATGATGAAGGCGGCCTCCTGTGCCGAGAAGCCCGGGATGCCGAGCACGTCGTGCTGCACCATCGAGCCGGAGCAGTCGACGCCGACGACGATCTGCCTGCCGCTGGCATTCAGACTGCGGAAGGAACCCAGGAAGGCCGCCATGAGGGCGTCCTTGATCTCCGGGACCGGCCGCCATGAGCCCTTGCCCTTCAGTCCGTGGCCGCTGCCGTAGATCATGGCGGCCAGGTAGGCGGCCATCGGGTGCACGCGCGCCTTCCGGATCCGCTCGACGTCGCGGAGCCGGTCGACGGCCATCTGGACGCTCGAAGGCGCGTCGAAGAGACCGCCCGCCGTCAGCCGGCCGAGCTGACGGATCATCGTGTGCAGGGGCATGTCCTCGAAGAGGGCCCGCTGGACGCTCGGCAGGTTCACGAACTCGCTTGGGACGCACTCCCAGGGCAGCCGGTGCTCGCGCACGAGCTCGGCGATGCGCTCTGTAGCCTTGGCGCGCGCTTCCGTGGCGAACTTCTCGCCAGCAAAGTGCTCGCTGAGCTGCCCCGGCACGGCCGCCACGCGCTGCACCTCTTCGTAGGCCCGCACTTGCGCGGGCAGGTTGGCCACCTTCCGGCCGTGCAGCCACGACATCAGCGCGTCGACCTCTGGATTGGAGGCACGGAAGTGCGACAGCCGCGCCAGGTCGACAGCGCGCCAGATGGCTCCCTGGGAACCGTCCGGCCCCCGGCGCCGGTTGTCGGCGGCCCGCCCGTACTTGATGAGCTGGTAGGCCAGCCGTGCTGGATCGCGGGCCCACGCCTCGAAGCAGCCTGCGATGGCGCGTCGCTGGGCACGCGACCGGATGGCCGGCTTCTCGCGATTGTGGCCTTCGGCCGCCGGCGCCGGCCCGAGGCCCTTGAGAGCGTCAGCCAGGTCCGAAGCGGTGGAGACGGTCCGACACACGCGCGGAGCCGCGTCGGCCGCCAGGCGGCGCGTACGCCGGTCAGGGGCGGTCTTCAGCGCCAGGGCGAGGGCGAGGATGCCAGGGTCCTGCTTGGGCGCGCGGCCAAGGGTGCTGATCTCGACGATCTTCTGCACCAGCCACTCGCCGTCGCCGCTCTCCAGCAGCCGGTCGATCGCGTCGATTGCCCGGCCTGTGAGCTGCTCGGGCTCTGCGTAGTACGAGCCGTGGACCGTCCCGAGGAGGATGAAACGCTCGGCCAGGACGCGGTCGCTGACCTCGAAGCCCCAGCCACCGGCACGGTTCGGCACCATTCCAGGCACGCCCGGAATCGGGGCCTGCTGAGGGGTGCGCGACAACATGCCGGTGTACCGCTGCATCTACTTCCTTCTCCCACGAAATGCCCACCATGCGCGAAGACGCCAACCCCTGGTCGACGGAGGGTTGGCGGACGGACATACGGTTTTGGGCGACCGGTTTTCCCGGCTTGCGCCGGGCTGTTCCCCGGATTCGAACCGAGTGGAACTCCTTGTGAGGGAGGTGCTGTACCAATCAGCGTTAACGGCCCCCCGTTCGGCCCGTCCGGGCGGGAATATTACGACACCAGGGCACCAAAACGCGAGCGCCGAGTTAGCATACGCGCCGAAAACCGTCCGGCCCGGCCCGTGCCCGGCCGTGCGTCAGCCACCACATCCACGTCCGAGGAGGGACCTCGCATGGCTTTAGCGGCCGCCCCCATCACCACCGAGAGTCCAAACGATCTCCAGGCGATGCTTATGCAGTCCGGGAAACCGGAGTGGGTGCATCCCAAGGAGTTCCAGGTCGACCGTGCCTACCAGCCGGAGGACCGGCAACGCCGGAGTCGGATCGAGCCGATGGCGCGGAACTGGAACCAGATCCTCGGTCAGGGGTTGTTCGGCAGCCTCCGCCGCGACGGCAAGTACTGGCTGTTCGACGGCGCGACGCGGCAGGCCGCTGCCCTGCTGCACAACGAGCTGGTGGAGACGGGCGAGCTGGAGGGCAGCGTCGTGCCCGGCATCTGGGTCTTCGGTCACCAGGGTCTCAGCGTCGCCGAGGAGGCGTACCTCTTCAAGGAGCTCAACGGCCGTGGTCGGCTCGCCGTCCACGTCGTCCATCGCTACCAGGCGTCGCTGATCTCGCGCGACCCGGCGGCGCTCGCCATCCGCAACATCCTGAGCCGGCACCACCTGAAGGTAGCCACCCACTCCTCGGCGGAGGTGATCTCGTGCGTCCAGGTGCTCGAACACCTGCTCGCGTGGGGCGAGGACGTCCTCGACGAGACACTCTGGCTCATCAACCGGGCGTGGCCGGCGCCGACCGGGAAGGCCACGTACACGGACGCGCAGTTGGAGGCGCGCGAGCGGCGCACTGCCGCCCACAAGGTCAACGTCCTGCTGGGCATCGGCGCCTTCGTCCACGTCTACCGCGAGCACGGGTTCGACCGAGAAGACCTGGCCGCCTTCCTCCACGAGCAGGACCCGGACGAGCTGGTGACGGCTGCCATGGCCGGCGTCGTCAGCGTCAACACCTACACCGCGCGCGCCGCGTGGGGCAAGGTCGCCGCGCTGTTGCGCGAGGACTACTGCACCGGCCTGCCGCCGGCCGACGTCCTGCCGCGCTTCGAGCAGCCGAAGCGGCCGCGGGCCGCCCAGACCATCAGCCGGTCCCCCGAGTACCGCCCCCGCCGCACGGTATGAGCCACGTCGCCCAGTACACCTGTCCGGTCCACGACACCCGGGTCAATCCCTTCTCCACGTTCGAGCACATGACGGTCGCGCCCGAGCCGGGCGCGATGGGCGGGGAAGTCCTGCTCCGAAGCCTGAATGCGAAGCGCCGTGTTCAGGGGCAGCCGCCGCTGGCCTGGTGCTTCGCCTGCGCCAAGGAGGGTAGGGGCGATCCCCTGCCCGGTTGGGTGGAGGCGGTCGCCGAGTACCGCCCCAACCTCGAAGCCCGCTACCTGGAGCGCTCGGGGATCCGCCACCGCCTGACGGCGGCCGGCCGCCGGGCCCGCCTGCGCGAACTGAAGGGGCAGATGCAGCTCATCCAGAGCGGGGCCGGATGATGGGCGTCCGCGCCAGCCCATAGAGCTCCTCGACAGCCCCCAGGAACCCGCGGTGCTCGCCGTAGCCGATGAACGCCTCGGCCTCCGCCGCGGTCATCCCGTCGGCGCGCTGGAGCAGCACGAACCCCTCCCGGTTGGTCAGGTACCGCGGCGTGGGCTGGCAGCCGTGCGGGCACGGCATGGACTCCACGACGCCCCAGAGGCGGCAGATCAGCGGCCGCAGAGCATAGACGGTGCACCGCCCGTTCGCGCCCAGGAGCGGGCACGTCAGGTCCGGCAGCGGCGGCCAGATACGCACGCCCTGGTCAGCCTTCCCGGCGTCGGGGATCGGCCGACCGAGGTGACGGCAGATCAGCGTGTACTCCTCATCAGACATCCCGATCGGCCCGCAGGAGTCCTGGCACAGGCCCTGGCACTCGATGGTCGGAAGCTCGTCGTACAGACGCCGAAGCGCAGCCTTGCTCATGTGGCGTCAAGATAGCCCGACGCACTACACTTGACGCCGGCAGGTTGGTTGCGGGCCCGGTCCATGCCCGGCGCCGGTGGCCGACCAGCCGTCCCCCCTCTATCCGACATCCCTCCCCCCCTGGTTCGAGCCCTGGCGTCCGCGCTTGGGCTCGACCTTTTTGAGGGAGACCGTCACGCGATGGCCAGCCTGGCCACCGCGTGCCATCCAGCATGCCATGCTTCACAGGCGGCATGGAGAGCTTGGCCGGCCGGGCCAGCATGACCCAGCCGGCAGGCCACGACATGCGTCACGAGGCCGGCGACCGCTGCGACCGGCTCCAACGGGAGCTCCAGGCTCCAGGCAACCATCCCGAGCACTCCGCCGAGCAGGGCGGCAGCGCCTGAGACCGTATCGGGTGCGGTGCTGATGGCTGTCCACATGCGGTGTCCTGCCAGCGTGCCCTTCTCCAGAGCGTTCTACTGTCCGGCATCGGACGCTCAGGGGGAGAGCGGAGCGGGCGAGGATCGAACTCGCGCAGGAACCCTCTACGGGCCCCCTCGACGGTGTAGCAGACCGTTGCCTTGCCACTCGGCCACCGCTCCGTTGGTGCCGTCTGCGGGAGTCGAACCCGCCCTGAACCGGGTTTGAGCCGGCGCCCTCTGCCAGCGTGGGGTAAGACGGCGTCGATCAGTAGGGCGAGATGACCAGGCGCTGCTCCTTGCCATCCTTGTCACGAATGATGATCTCGGAGCCGTCATCGATTCTGTCGGCCAGGAAGTTGAAGACCCATACCGCTCTGCGCAGCGCTTCCGCTTTGGAAATGCCGCTCCGGCGCGCACGCCGCCCGAATGCCTCCCAGAGCTTCAGCGGCAACTGGAGCGTGTGTTTCACCTGCTCTGCCTCTTCGGCCTCGCCATCTTCGGGAATCGCTCTCGTCATGCCACCGATTCTACGGCAAATTGCCGCGGTTGCGATGGGTGTTGGTGCGTGGGGGCGGAGTCGAACCACCACAGCTTTCACGGCGGGTTTACAGCCCGTTGTCTTCGCCACATAGTCGAGCCCACGCATGGTGTCGGAGAGAGGAGTTGAACCTCCACGGGCTGGTGCCCACCGGGCTCTCGACCCGGCGCGTCTACCGTTCCGCCACTCCGACGAGAGAGGTATTGGTCGGCGGGGCGGGAGTCGAACCCGCAGGTGCCTTCCGGCCCGGGGTCTGAACCCGGTGCGTCTGCCAGATTCCGCCACCCGCCGACGTCTTGTGAATGAACACGACGAACGCAAGCGAAGTCAGTTGGCGGGTGGCGGAGGAGTTGAACCCCTGGCCTTGCAGCCTCATCCGTTTTCGAGACGGAGCACCGAGCCGGTCCGATGTTCACCACCCACTACAGCGGCATCCCCGAGAGGCCCTTGCGGGCTACAGGGATGACCGACTAAGTAGCAAGTAGAGATACAACCTGAACACGGTATCGTCACCATAGCGCACTTCTGCCCATTCGTCAAGCCAGTGTCGGAAACTTGACACAGCGGTCTCGACTGCGCTTCAATCCCCCGATCGTGAGCGAGAGGGGGTAGTCGGCGTGCGCTGGCTTCAACGGCTGGGCGAAAGGCGTCAGGAGCTTGACCTCTTACCCGCCTGGCAGCGCTTGACGTACGTCTGCATGAGGATCGGTCCTCGCTGGTGGGCCACCGTTTGCCAGGGCGGGCGCGCCGAGGCCGTCGAGGTCATGCAGGCGCTGCATGACCAGGGCGCGGAGTTCGTCTTCGCCGGTGAGGCTGCCAGCGCTGGGAGTGCGCACTGGCAGCTCCGGGAAGCCCTTGGCGTCGCGCGCGTGGAGCGTGGCCCGCAGCCCTGGACGGCGTACCCCCGCTCACCGGGAGGGGACGTGAACGTACAACTGCTGCGGACGTCGTTCGAGGAAGCGGTCAACCGCGACGGCCGGCTGGTCCAGCACTTCTACGAGTCGCTGTTCCAGGAGTGCCCGGAGTTGCGCCGCATCTTCCCGCGGAACATGGACGGCCAGGTCCGGATGTTCGGCGAGAAGATGGCCGAGCTGATGCTCCACCTGGAGGACCCGGAGTACCTGAAGACGCACCTCTGCGCACTCGGGGAACGGCACCGCCGCTACGGCGTCCAGCCGGCGATGTTCCTGCCGGTGGCGAAGGTGCTGATCGAGACCCTCAAGCGCGCAGCCGGTGGCTGGGGCGAACAGGAGCTGGAGCTGGAGCTGGAGTGGAAGAACCTCCTGCTCACGGCCGCCGAGCTGATGGGCTACTCCAAGGAGGACGTGCTCGCCGCGGCGTCCTGACCTGGGGAAACCGCGGCGCCGGGGCGCTGCATGACACCCCGGCGCCTCCATCCAGGAGGTCTCGAAGGGTATCACGCGCCTGTCGGGCGTCTCGGATCCGAATAGGCGAAGAGGTTGGAGCGGGCGACGGGCTTCGAACCCGTGCCGACGATTTGGAAGACCGCCGTGCTTGCCGTCTACACCACGCCCGCGTTCAGCTCGTCGACTGCTCCGGCCGCGCAGCCAGGGCAGATGTCCCAGGTGTTCGCCTGTTCGCGCCAGGCGGTCTGCCAATCCTCCATCGAGGAGAGACGCAGGACTGGCGAGGCCCCGCACACGGCCTTGCGCTCCGTGCGCCGGATCAGGTGGGCGATGTGTTCTGTCAGGCACACCGCCGGCTCCAGGTCCGGCTCCAGCTCGGTTTCCAGTTCGGCCGTCATGTCGGGGATAGTACCGAAGAGAAGATGGTGGCCCCGGGAGGACTTGAACCCCCGGCGCGCAGCTTAGGACGCTGCCGCTCTATCCCCTGAGCTACGGGGCCACGATGATCTGAAAGGTAGCGCGATCGGGTCCCCACCCTGTATTGTGCCGCGGAGCCATGGCTGACTCCCTCCCCCTCTCCTCTGACGATGCCGACCAAGTCCGAGCTTCGCAGTCGGACTTTGCTGACCTGTGGGCCCGTGCCCGGCGGGCGCAGACGATCTTGAGCTGGATCCTCTTCCTGGCTGCCAGCATCAACGGCAGTGGTGCCGTTGCGGCCGCCGTCAAGCATGACTGGTTCGTCTTCGGCTTGGCCATGTTCTGGTTCGCGCTCTCGATCATCGGGTGGGCAGTGGTCCACTGGACCGTCGTCGCCTGGCACAACGCAGCGATCGCTCGCGTCCAGGCGGCGAGGGCGGGCAGCCTCGTCGACCAGTGGCGAGAGGCGTACCTGAAGCTGAAGCGGGAGAGCGCGCCCAGCCAGTAGGTGGGCGGGATGGTACCTCCGGCAGGAATCGAACCTGCGACGGACCCGGCTTCGGATGCCGGCGCTCTGTCCGCTGAGCTACGGAGGCGTACGTGACGTTCCAGAGCAAGATGGCCACCGCCGCCGCCGCCGATCGCGCGCGTCACGAACAGCAGGAACAGCAACGGCTTGCGGAGCTCCACGGCCTCGATCGGGCGGCCTGGCTCCGAATGGCCGGCCATGACCATTCAGCCCGGCTGATGGTGGACTTGCGGCCGTTCCTCAAAGCGCTCCAACAGGCGTCCATGTCCATGGAGGAGATGGCCTGCGTGATGCAAGCGGTGGTGCCGGCGGCAGGAGTCGAACCCGCGTCTGGAGCTTAAAAGGCAACTGCACAGCCACCTATGCCACACCGGCACGCCCGGGGGACCTACTCGATGACAGCTCCCGTCTCCGGGTCGCGGTTCAGGTAGACCTCCGGCAGGTGGTCCGCCGTCCGAACGAAGGCGATCCATGATCGGTCCGCCGGCTCGATCCACCCGTCCCACACGCGCTCGACGGTGCCGTCAGGGCGCAGCAGGCCCTCGGTGGGTTCATAGCGACCGACGATGATGTTCTGCATCTTGCAGACCTCCAGGGAGATCGGAGGCCATCCACCGCCCGTCGCCGCGAGCCTACCAGGGCCGCCGCCTGGGGTGTCGGATTCGAGTTGAAGATGGTGCGTCCGGTGGGACTCGAACCCACGCAGCTCGGCTTAAGAGGCCGCCACTCTGCCGCTGAGTTACGGACGCACGTTCACGGATCGATGTACTCGCGCCTCGGGTCGCGCGCTAGCTCAGCTTGATGTCGTAGTCGCCGCCGCCGAGCAGTGACGGCGTCCAGACCAGCGTCAGGCCGCCCGGCTTGCCCGCGGTCGCCTCGAACGCCAGGCACTTCGGTCCGAACGACGCGCCAGGCGTGAGATTGACGGCGTCCCAGATGGGGCAGGCGTCGGTGAACGTGACCGTATGCTTGACCCCGGCCCCGTCCAGCAGGACGAAGTTGAGCGGGTTCGCGTGCTGCTCACTGCCGAGCTTGTTGGTGAAGGTCACCGCGAGGGTGACGTACACGTTGCCGACCTCGGGCTTCTCGAACTCGTTGCCGCTGGGCGCGTCGTACTTGAAGCTGCTGACGTTGACGATCCAGCCGTAGTTGTCGTTGGCGCAGGGCTGCGGCGAGCAGGACCCGTCGCGAGCCGGAGCAGCGGGCTGGGCAGTCCTTGCCGTGGGCGCCTGGGTCGGCGCTGCCGGCGCCTGGGTGGCCGACACGCCAGCAGCCTTGCGTCCGCTGCCACCCGAGTTCGCGACCGCGGTGGTGCAGACTCCGACGAACAGCACCGCAGCCACGGCGACGAACCAGGGCCAGCGGCGACTGCGTCTGGCCGGCGCAACGGGCGGCGTCATGCTGTTCGTCGCCCCGCCTGGCGGAGCGCTCTCGTTGGGAACCCACCGCTGGCCATCCCAGCGCCACTTGCCATCAGGAGACAGTTGAGGGAGGTCGTTGCTCATGCCGCGGCCCATTGTATTCGGGCCGCACGCCGCCTGGGGGCTTAGTGGACGGCCTTCCCGCCCACCATGCCGACGAGTCCGCCAACGAGGTACTTCTCCGCCTCCATCAGCGCGCTGGTGACGGACGAAATGGCCCCCGGATCTCCACCCCAGCGGTTCCCAAACAGGGCCAGGAAGCCGGCGGCCAGAAAGAGGAACGCGACCATCAGCGTCAGGACGATGAAGACCAGCTTGAAGTGCAGCCCCACCTGAACCTGAACGGTCGGCACTGCTGCGGGGACTGCGGCGGGCTCAGACACGATGGTCACGCTCGCTTTCGGTGACTTCAACGCTGGGTCGGCCCGCGATGTCTGTCCATACGCGGATGATCGAGTTTGTCTGGGGACGGAAGAGGCTTTCGGCCACGATCGCCCCGGCGATGATCGCCGCCGTCAGCAGCCACGACCCCCAGCCTGTCTTCGGCGGCTTGGAGAGCAGCTTTCCGGGTCCCCCGCTCACGAAGGGAGTGTAGCAGTCAGGTGGTGCCCCCGGGACGACTCGAACGCCCGGCCTTGGAGGTAGAAGCTCCCTGCTCTGTCCTCTGAGCTACGGGGGCGTCAACCTGTCCTGCACGCGTTGCGCTCTACGCCTCGACCACCGCGGGCTCGGCCGGCGCCGCCGTCTCTCCCTGTGCGGCTGCGCGAGCTGCCGCCAGGCGCTCTGCACGCGCGGCCCGCGCCTTCGCGAGTGCTGCATGACGCCGCGCGAGCACCTCCGGGTCGGTGATCGGCCGGCGCTTGCGCTTCTCGGAGACCGGGGCAGCCGCTGCCAGCCCGGAGCTGCGCCCGCGCCCGCGACCACCCGTTGCCTGGGCGCCCACGTGCCTCAGCGCTGAGCTGATCGCCTCCAAGTGAGCCTTGAGGTTCGCGTTCTCGACCTTGAGGTCGTCGCGCTCCTTCACGAGTTGCTGGATCTGAGCCGCGATGCTCTCACCGGCGCCCGCCGTTCTCCGCCGTGTTCTCGTTGCCATGAAGGGCCACTATAAGCCACATTGTCAGAAACGCGCCAGTGACAAGGCTTGTGAGGGTATGAGTGGAGGGCCTGGCAGGACTCGAACCCGCGACCATCACGTTCGAACCGTGGCGCTCTGATCCGCTGAGCTACAGGCCCTCGTCAGGATCGATGAGGCGGTATGGGCCTTGTTCTTCTGGCGGGTAGCTGTCCCAGCACCGGCGGCAGAACGCCTCGCCATACTCCTCGTCGATCCGATCCGCCGGTCGATCGCAAACGCAGCACTTCGGGTGGGCCATCCTGGAATCACCTCCTACCTATATAGGGGAGGTGAGACGGCCAAAACTTGCAGATGGAGCCCCTGGGGCGGAATCGAACCCCCGACCTTCCGCTTACAAGGCGGCTGCTCTACCACTGAGCTACAAGGGCGTGAGGGGCCGACCTATCCAGGCCGGTCCGAACGAGCGCTGCTGACGAGAGCAGCCATGACGAACACGCCGCCGCACGCGCCGACGATCAAACCAATCGCGAGCCCTGCAAGGAACTGTGCCATACCGGGCCGGGAAGGTAGCGAAGCGGTACGACGCACGACCACCAATTATGTGAAGAGAGATGGTGCGCCAGGCAGGAATCGAACCTGCTGCCTCCTCCTTCGCAGGGAGGCGCTCTATCCGGTGAGCTACGGGCGCACGATCGGGAATTCCAAGCGGCGGGCGTATGTCCCAAAGGCGGATCACGTGCCCTATACCAAAGGACGGCGCAGTTTGCCACACTTCGCTGCGGCTGCGGGGTGGTGGCCGCGTCGGTGGACCGGCTGAGATGATCCGCCTGGCCTCCCAACCCACGGATGGATGGTCCCCTGCGGGCGAGCTACATGGCCACCCACCCCCCAGCTCTCAGCCGGCGGACGGGCCTCGAACCCGCGACCTGAACCTTATAAAGGAACCGCTCTACTCTCCTGAGCTACCGCCGGAAGTGAGAGCGGGGATGGTACTTCAAGTTGGTGCGCAGGGGAGGACTTGAACCTCCGATCTTCGAGATATCAGCTCGCTGCTCTGCCAGGCTGAGCTACCCGCGCACGTCGAGAGTATGATCTTCCGAATGGCTGCGAACCGCGGGGAGACCCGCGAGATCACCAGCGTCACCATCGCCGGTCGCGACATCCCTGCCGCGAAGGCGTTCTGTCCGGATTGCGTGGCCGCGGGCCAAGTGAACTTGGACAGCGACTACATCACCGACGACCCCCTCCAGTGGATCGCGAGGTGCACCAAAGGGCACATCTGGACGTTCAGGCCGACCGACGACTGACCGACCGCGGCAACATGCCGCAGCGTCTATCTCCGGTAGGCCATGATGATCCAGGAAGCCAACCGCGACATCGAACGTCTCCACGTGGAGGAGATCCGCCGCAAGTGGCGCAAGGACCAGCTCGACCGCGTTATCCACGGGATCGACGACCTACTCTTCCAGCTCGAAGACCTGAACCTCCAGGGCGTGGATCGCATGCCGGGCACGCTGCGCGAGCGCGCGAACCAGCTCCTGGACAGCGTCCCGTCTCGCGAGGAGTACGAGAGCCTGAAGGTCAGGCAGCGCATCGTGCCGATGATGGACACGTTGTTCAGGGCCCAGGAGATCCTCTTCCGCCTGCGCGACCCACACCGGCCCGTCTACGATGACGAGGACGGCGACGGGGACGACGGTGAGTCCTGAACGTCGCTGGGGTGACCGGCGGGTCGACGATCCCGCGTATACCACGGTCACAGCGTGGCGCCTCTCCTCTCGGCCACGGCCACCCCGGCTGACGTTCGATTACGCTCCCCTCGTGCAAGACCTCGGGCGCGGCATTGGCCGCTACCTCAACGGCCTGTACGTCACCATCGGCGTACTGGCGGCGCTGGTGATCTTCCTGGCGGCGGCCCTCGCCTGGGTCCTCTTCCGCCGCTGACCCTCACCAGTACCAGCCCATGCCCAGTCGCGTTGGCGGCTCCTGGCGATGGAGTAGGAGCTGGCGTGCCAGGCGTCGGAACTTGCGGTGCGCGGCGGCCTTGTCTGGTGCGCTGCGCCAGTCGCACGAGTAGCGACGTGCTTCCTTCATGTCGGAGAGGAAGGTTCCAAGGTAGTTCGGTCGTTTCGACATAACTACCCGGGCACGTCGTCCACCTCCTCGCGTACTCTGCTGGCTGAGCGATCCGTGTCCTGCCGGCCGCCAGCGGAGAAGACTGGCCGACAGGGAAGTGGTTTCCCGGAGCGAGTGCTGGTCTTCTCGTGTTGAAGGGTAACCGCGTGGATCGCTCGTTCGATGTTGAGGTTGGTGCCGCGGGCGGGATTTGAACCCGCGATCTCCACTTTGAGGGAGTGGTGGCTTGAACCAGACTGGCCCAACGCGGCACGCTTGGTTGGAGTCGAAGTGGTTGCGGAGGCCGGAAGTCGAACCGAGCCCGGCAGGGCTTATGAGGCCCCGCGGCCGCCTGGCTCCGCAGCAAGTAAGCGACGGCGGGGCACCGTGCCCCGCCGTCGGACGGCACTTCACCTTCCCGGGCCGGACGCCCGGTACTGCCGTCTTCAGGTCCGAATGGACGCTACGCCGCCGGGCGCTCGGTCGGCGTGCCCACCGCCACGTTCAGGGCGGACGCCTGGCTCGCCACGACGGTGATGTCCACCGTGTCGCTCAGCGTGGTGACGCCGTCGCCCAGGTCCGCGTCGGCGGTGACCGTCACGGTCGCGGTTCCCAGCGGGCCGACCGTCACGGCATCCGCCATCAGGCCGTCGTCGGAGACGGCCGCGACGGTCAGGACCGACTCGTCGCTCGACTCCCAGGTCGGGACACCGTCAACCGACGCCAGGTTCCCCTGGCTGTCCTTCGGGCTGATCGACAGCCGGACTTCCTGGACGTCGGTGAGCTGAACTGTCGTCGCCATCGCGCGGCTCTCCTTGCAAAGCGGTTTGCTGGAGGTGCCGCGTGCGCACCGGCCCGACCACGAGGTTCAAGCTCACCTCGGGTGCCAGGTCGGCCACGACCGGCAGCGTGAGGGTGATTGTGCCGCGGTACCTCATTCCGTCGGCAAGGTTCCATCGATGGCGTAGTTGCCCTGTCGAGGGGTGGACGGCCTCGTGGGCCGCCCCTCCCGTCGAGTTCGCGAATCGAATGGTAGCCCGTGCGGGGCTCGAACCCGCGTATACGGGATTGAAAGTCCCGCGCCTTGACCACTTGGCGAACGGGCCATGAAGCATGGCGACAATGAGCGTGAGCGACGGATAACCCGATGGTGGAGACGGAGGGACTCGAACCCTCTGCCTCCTGATTGCGAAACAGGTGCTCTCCCTGGTGAGCTACGTCCCCATCATCGAGCGATCGACGGAAGTTGGCAGGGGCGGAAGGAATCGAACCCTCGACCACTCGTTTTGGAGACGAGCGCTCTGCCGGCTGAGCTACACCCCTGCGTTCACGGCCGGCGCCAGGTCGGCCACGGCACGTCTGCGGCCAGCAGCCCCAGCGCGAGAAGGAACAGCCCCAGCGGCAGCAGATCGAGCGTGCCGAGGGTGACGTGAGCGAGCGCCAGCAGGAAGGCCAGCGCCGCGAGCCCGAAGAGGAATCTGGAGATCATGGCTCCGGAGTACCGGGCCTGTTCGGTTGCCCCGCGAGCCTGTCGGGCGACGGTGAGTCGAACACCGGACCTCGCGGTTCCAAACCGCGCGCGTTGACCGCTACGCTACCGCCCGACAGGACCGGAGGCTACGACGCTGGGAAGCCGCCGAAGTAGGAAGCCACCAGGACAACCAGAACGACGATCGCGCACATGACCAACAGCGCGATGACGAACTCGACCAGCGACCTCAGCTTACTCAATGCTCAGGCTCAGCGAGGCCGCCTGCGCACGCACAGGCGGCCTCAGAGAGGGTGTATTCCTACATCACAGGCGGCGGGAGTGGCATCCAGAACCAGCCGTGGATGAAGCCGTAGTACCCGAGCACCATGCCCACGCCCACACCCGCCAAGAACGCACCAATGCCACAACCCACCCACGCCCACGCTGCCATTCGCATGCCAGCGAGCATGGTACTCAAACGGACCGCCGATCGTCCAGGGTCTGCGGAGGAAAGTTGCTGGTCGCGCGAGGTGGACTCGAACCACCGATCTCTTGCGTCCGGGGCAAGCGAGCACTCCTGACTGCTCTGCCGCGCGATGTTGTGAAGGGCCGGCGCCGAGCGACCCCCGTCAGGGCGCCGCTCGACCCCGATGTTGAGCTGCTGGTCGGGCGAGTCGGTCTCGAACCGACGACCTCTTGGCCCCCAGCCAAGCGCGCTGCCTACTGCGCCACCGCCCGATCAGCAGCTCAACGTGGTTGTAGGGATTGGCTGGCAGGGCAGGACTTGAACCCGCGCACCTCTCGGTGGTCTCCGGTTAACAGCCGGGCGCCTTACCTCTCGGCCACCTGCCAGTGTTGGTGCCCAAGGGAGGTGCCGACCCTCCTGCCTCCAGCGTGTCATGCTGGCGCTCTACCGTTGAGCTACTCGGGCGTACGCATCGCCGCTGGAGGGAGCGAGCTGGCGGCTCGTCGGCACCTTCACCGCTCGTCAGCGACTACTGTCCGGCTCCTCCCAGCGAAGATGCGGAAGGGATTGGTGCCCAGGACTGGCCTCGAACCAGTGGCCTCCTGTATGTGACACAGGCGCTCTCCCATCTGAGCTACCCGGGCACGGCGAAGCGCTGGAGGGAGAAGCCATGCCCCCGGCGGCTTCCGTGAGAGGCGGACCGGGGGCGTACGCTGCAATCCTACCACCTTCCCCGGGGATCGGGCGAGCTCGACGCCTGACCAGGGCGATCGGCTATGCCGCGTTCGCGGGTGCCGACGTTGCCGCCGGCAGACGATCGTCCCATCCGTCGTCAGCGGAGCTGCAAACCCGATCCACCGGGGAAGGTGGCGCCGAGAGCTGGGTTCGGGCCAGCGGCCTCTCGCTTTTCAGGCGAGCGCTCTTACCATCTGAGCTACCTCGGCGTGGTCGATACTGGTCACATGACCGAGTTCATCGTGCCTGACGGCCTGACGCCCGGCGCCTGGAAGGCGTTCGAACCGCCGAACCGACTGAGCCGCATCGCCGATCACATGAGACAGGTGCTCGTGGAGCTCGGCCCGGAGGCCGCCGACGTGCGCGCCGTCGTCATCGTGAGCGCCAAGGACATCGAGAGCAGCGCTGGAAGCGCCAGCGTCCTCCATGGCTACGATCCGGAAGACATCACGATGGCCATCATCGACGCGATCTCGTTCGTCAACGCGGCCCTGGAGGCCAGCGGCAAACCGTCGCGCCTGGTCATCCAGCCGCTCTGACGAGAGGGTTCCACCGGAGGGCTCGGCCAGATTTGAACTGGCGTCGTACCGGTTTTGCAGACCGGTGCCTGACCAGACTCGGCTACGAGCCCTCGGGTGGAGCGAGCGGCGGGCCTCGAACCCGCGGCCTCGGACTTGGCAAGCCCGCGCTCTGCCAACTGAGCTACGCCCGCACTACTGAAGTTCGCCGACCGGACGCGGGATGATGACGCCGCGCACGCGCGGGTGGAACAGGTTCTCCTGCATCCACCGGTCCTGGGCGTCGTCGTCATCTTCGTCTTCGTCGACCTCGCTGGTCAGGACGTACGTGAGCTTCGACTCGCCCGAGCTGGGGCGGCCCAGGAGCTGGTCGCACAGCGTGGCGATCTGATCGCAGACTTCCATCGCCTGGTCATCGGTGCTGACGGCCCAAGGCGGGAGGAAGAGGGTCATGCGGTACACGGCAAAGCCTCCTGTGGATCGGCCTCGGCCAGTCCGGGGCCGTCATAGCAGTGGCTTCGTCATGGATCCATGGTAGCTGCTGGTTCCAGGGGAGGGAGTCGAACCCCCGAGGGCTCTCGCCCCACCGAGTTCAAAGCCCGGCCGCCAATACCGTCACAGCATCCCTGGAGTGTCGGATCGGCTCGGCTGGGGGAGGAGGACTTGAACCTCCGCGTCTCCGAGTTCAGGGCCCGGCGCCTTACCAACTTGGCCACCCCCCAACCGAACCGTCCGTCAGTCGTTCGTCTGTCGCGGAGGCGATGGAGAGCCCGCTGTTGCGTGGTCTTCCATCGCCTCCGCCGCAGTGTGGAGCGCCTCCGCGATCTCCAGGAGGAAGTCTGTCCTCCGAACCGAAACGAAGGTCCGCAACCCTTGCGGCCCATCCTTCTCGGTGCTCACGAGCATCACGTCGACGCGCGCGGCCAACGTTCCTGTCTGCTGCTCACTCTGGTCAGCCATTGCCGAGAACGGTACAGCCCGATGCGGCATGGCTGAAAAGAGGTGGCGGCGCTCGTGAACGGAATCGAACCGTCCTGTTCCTGCTCGACAGGCAGGCGCCCACGCCAGCGGGCCCCACGAGCAGCCGCCACCGTTGGTGTTCTTCGCTCTATTCGGATGACAAAGTTCAGCCGGACGATCGGGGCGACTCCGCGCCCCTACAACGACGAAGGGCCTGGCGTCCTGCCAGGCCCTTCGGGAGCGGGTTCCGGAGCTTCGGAGCTCTACCTACCCGCTCCTACCTCCTTCGTCCCGAGGGCCTGGCCTTCGACGGCATGCCAGGGTGCCATGGGATCGCCCACACGGGCGATGCACGGCTGCTGGTTGACGAAGAAGGGTTGTGTCCTCACGACGCTTTGACCATACACCACGGTGGAGCGGAGGTCAACACCCAATTTCAACGCTACCGCCTCGCGCGCGCGAAGCGACCCGGGCAGGTGCCTATGCGGTCCCGGCGAGAGCTGCCTTGTACGCCGCAGCCTGGTCGGGGGTCAGAAAGTGGGTCAAGCGCAGGAACGCGAACTCGCCGACGTCGTATTCGTACTCGGCGAAGGCGCTTACGGCGCTGGTGGTGGCATGGACGTACTTCTCTCGCGGCGCTCGGTCGGCGGCGGCCGCGAAGATTTCGATGGAACCGCCGTCCTCGACCGTGAGGTCGCCCGGGTGCAGCGGCGCCCGAAGACGGGAGTCGTGCCAGGACATCTTGGCCACGTACTGGTTCGGACGGCCGAGGAGGTGGTTGTCGTCGTTCTCCACCGTGAACACGGTGTAGCCATCGATGGGCAGGCCAGCCGTCTTGAACGCCGCCTGAATCTGTTCGGTGGTCGGCGGCTTGGGCGCCGGAGTCGGCGTGGCCGTGGCGACCTCGCTACCGCGCTTCGCGGTAGTAGCCACGCCAGAGCAACCGACGAGTGCCGCGCAGGCGGCCAGAGCGAGAGCGGTGGCGAGCCAGCGCAGGCCCGCGGGCGCGCGCGTCACCATGCGCGACAGCCCGAGTAGGGGGCGCACATCAGGCCCAGGAAGACGGCGAAGCCGATGATGGCGCCGGCCGGGAGCCCCATGACGAATCCCAGGCCGAAGCCTCCCCCCATCCGCAGGAGCCGCTTCACGGAGCAGACGTCACCTTCGTTGCGTCGGGCACCTTCGGCGCCGGCAGGGTGGGCAGCGGAACGTCGACCGGCAGCGCCACCGTGCCGCAGACGATCGTCTCGGTGGTCTGGTCGATCACACCCAGGCAGCCGGTCACACCGTTCTGGTAGATCGTTCCGCCCGCGTAGATGGGCCCCTCGCTGACCGAGCCGGTCATGACGCCCTGCGGCGGCGCGCCGACCGAAACGCCCTGGTCCTTCGTGCCAGCAGGGACGGAGGTGACCGTGACGTTGACGGGGCCGGGCGCAGCCGTGCCGCCGCCACCGTGGCTGCTCGGGGCACTCGCGCTCGCCGCCGGGGCCGGCGGATTCGCCGCGACCGCCTCCGCCGTCGGAGCTGGAGCGGCGGCCTGGCTCGGCGGCGACTGCACGCTCCCGACCGGCCGGTCGGACGGCAGCGGCGAGGAGACCGGGCTCGGCGGTACGAGCTGCTTCATCGCCTCGTTGGCGGCGTTTTGCATCGAACTCCACAGGTTCATCCTGTTGGAGCTGCCGACGGTCGAGAGGGTCAGCACGAGCGCGCCAGCCACAACCGCGACGACCAGCACCGTACGCAGCCTCCGGCTTCTCCGCGATGGAGGATCCGGTAGTACACGCAACCAGTAGAGCGGCAGCCGCTCTGTCGGCTGCCAGCTCGCAATCCGCCGCCGGAGGATCTCCGCTTCGGGGAACTCTTGACCGAGCTCCGTATCGGCACGACTACTAACCCGCATTGCCTTCCGCCCCCTTCTGGCATGTAGGGCCCGCGCCACCACCCATCACCCGGCGCATCGTCTTGACCGCTGCGGCCATCCGCGACGCCACGGTGTTCGGCGGAATGCCCAGGGTGGCGGCGATCTCATCCCGAGTCATGTCGCTATAGAAGTGAAGGATCACGACAACCCTCAGCTTGGGCGTGAGAGCTGCCAGCGCCTGCGTTGCCAAGTCACGCGCTTCAACCTGCTCAAGTCCAGAAGAAGCATTGCCGATCGGGCCCAGCTTGAAGGGTAGCAGGCGGGTGAGGCGCTGGCGACGAAGGTGGGAGATCGAGGTGTTGACCGCGACCCGATGAAGGAGGGCGTTGACATCGGTCGACTCGTGAGACAGCATCCAGCGGAACGTCCGCTCGAAGGTCTCCTGAGTCAGATCCTCTGCGGCCGTCGGATCCAGCACGATGCCGCGGACCGTCCGGTAAACCCGCGTCCTGTTGGACGTGTAGAGGGCATCAAACTGAGTTCGTTGAACGTACGCCGAATCCTCGCCGTTCACCACACGGCCACCTCCCGTCAGCCCTCCCGAGGGCCCCTTGCTCTGTTGCGTAAAAGTTGCAAACGGGAGATTAACTGAACGAGTCAAGGAATGTCGAGGGCTGCTTTTCCAAAGGTGATGTGCTATCGCACACACGTTTCGCGCGCGCGTGACAGTCAGTAGCCATACATCAGCGGGCCCGAGAGGAGTCCCCCTCCGGTCCGCCCCGGTCCGCCAGTGGTGCAACCTCCTGCGGCGTTTCCCCCGCGGCGCCAGTCGTTGCTTCTCCATCCTTTCGCTCGTCCGCTCCCACTCCCAAACAGGCCAGGCGGCGGCGACCATACCAGATGGGACCCTGGTCGGGCAAATCTTTCTCTCGGAACACCGACCAGATCCCCGAGAAGGAGCGTCTGGAAGGTTTGGAAGCTCAACAGCACCTTCCGCCTGAACATGGTTGCCCGGTTCCCGGGAGGCATCCGCAGTCTCCCGGGAGTTGGGAAACTGACAATCGTCAGGTGCCTTCCGGTACCTGGCCGTATACACATGCCCTCCCTCCCTCCGGAAGGTGGTCGGTCTCTCCCAGCCGAGCCGGCCGGCCGCCTTCCTTCCAAGCCTTCCCTGCGAAGCCGGAGTGAAGATTTGTCGTCCAGGACGTACCCCTTTCGGCTTCGGCCGCGTTGTGACGACAGCAGGGCTTTCCTGTGGGGTAGACCATGTGCCGCCACCCTCTCGCCAACGTCGTTCGCTCGGCCGGCGGCCGCCGAGCTGCGGCACTACGTCAGGAGGTTCCCATCTCCGTGATTCGACGACTTCTCAGCGCCTCCGCGGCCGCTGCTTCGCTGGTCCTCGCCATGGGGGCCACGCCGGCAGCCGCAACGGCGACGAACGATCTCCCGACGCTGTGTCGGGTCGTCGACGCCCAGACCGTAGCGGCCATCTCGCCCGCGGACCTGGAGGCCGCGCAGCTCGCCAAGCTGGGAGACCAGTTGGCGGCGTGCAAGGTGCTCGACCTCAAGAAGACCGTCTCCAACGCCACTCCCGCCGTGGGGGACACGATCCAGTGGACGGTCACCGTCTCCAACCCGAGCAAGGTGCTTGACGTGCCCAACGTCACCGTCGCCGACGTCCTGCCCTCCCTGGGTGCGGACCTCCTCTTCAGCGGCGCCTTCCCCACGAAGGGCACCTTCAGCCTCGGCACCGGCGCCTGGAGCGTCGGAACACTGAAGGCCGGGGAGAGCGAGAAGCTGCTCGTCAACGAGATCGTGAACGGCACCACGGCGCACGAGAACTGCGCCGACGCCACGGTCGTACTGCCCAGGCTGGACTTCGTGCCGGAAGTGCCGGCGGTCCCCGCCGTGCCGGCGGTCCCTGGCCCGCAGGGCCATCCTGCCATTCCTGGGGTCCCTGCGGTGCCGGCCCACCTGAAGCTCACCGAGTACCTCAGCAAGCCCATCAAGCTCGCGCACGCCTGCGCGACCGAGACCCCCAAGGTGGCGGCTACCCCGACGCCGACGGCCACGCCGAGCGGCACGCCTACTCCGGAGCCCACTCCGACCCCAGTCCTGACCAGCACCTCGGTCGGGCTGCCCGACACGGGCCGCCAGGCGTAGAGCCGTGAAGCGAGTCGTCGCGCTGCTGACCGCCCTGGCCCTGGGTGCCTGTGGCGGACAAGCGGCCGCTGGGACGCCCAAGGTCGCTCCGATCGCGCCGACTGCCGCTCCAACTGCAACTCTCACCCCCGCGGTCGATCATCAGCCACAGCGGCTGGTGATCGACTCAATCGGGGTCAACGCAGACGTGGAGGCGCTCGGTGTAGTGCTCGCGTCCCCACGCCCGAAGGGCGCCGCCGCGGCGCTCGAAATGGCCGTGCCGTCCAAACCAGTCAACGTAGGCTGGTACGCACTCGGGGCCTCCCCGGGTAATCCGAGCGGCGCCGTCACGTTCGACGGCCACCTCGACTGGCCGGTGAACGGCAAGGACGCTCCGGCGGTCTTCTGGAAGCTCTCCAGCCTCGTCGTGGGCGCCACCGTCAAGGTCATGACCGTGGACGGCCTGACCTTCTCCTACCGGGTTGCAAGCTCGAAGTCCGTCGTGGCCGGCACCAACCTGCCCGAGCTGTTCAGCACGAGCGGGCCCGCGGAGCTGTACCTGATCACCTGCACCGGCAAGTGGGACGGGACGCAGTACACGCACCGGCAGGTGGTCAAGGCAGACCCGGTCCCCAACTGACAGTCCTTCCTCCTGGGCCAGGAGCCCAACCCCCGGTCTACCCCGACCTTCCCCTCTCTCGGGCTCCTGGCCAACCCCTCCTTCGTCTGACCCGATTCAGGTACAAAGGCAGGTACTTTCCCCCTTCCACTCGTTGGAAGTACGCCGGTACCCTCCGGCCACCCCGGCACCCCCCGTGCCGGCGCCAACCCTGCCATCCCGAAGGATCCCCCCAAAATGGTGCACGCGTTCATGGTTCTCGTGCTGTTCGTGGCGGCCCCGTTGCTCATCGCCGCTACTCCTGGTCCTACTCCAACGCCATCGCCGGCCTCCGCCGCCGCTCCGTCGGCCAGCCCCACGCCACAGCCGCTGCCAGGAAGGGCGTGGTGTCGGATCTTCCTCGCCGAGATCGCCGCCAATCCTGCACTCCTTGGCGACCCCAACACGGAGAAGGGGCAGCGCAAGAGAGCCCTGCTCGCCTATTGCACTCAACTCCTGGGGGTGGCGACGCCGGGGTCTGGCCACAAGTCGACTCCGTCTCCCTTGGCGCTCCCGACGCCTCCATCTGCGGCGGCCGTCGCCGCGCCCTCGCCTTCTCCGTCACCATCTTCGACGCCATCGCTGACGATGCAGAACGTCTCCACGATGGGCTCGGGCGCCGCGAACGAGGGGCCGGCTGCTTCGGGGTCGACTCCAGCCTCCGAGGGGCCCCAGCTCATCCATCTCTTCCCTCGGCAGGAAGCCAGCTTGGCCGGCACGATCGTCGCCTTCCTGGTCTTCGCCGTGCTTGGCGTGGTGGGGTGGGAGTACATCCGCGGCGCCTGGGAAAGCAAGCGCCACGCCTACCTCTGGATCCGCGACCACGTGCGCTGGTGGGGTTTGTAAAAGCGGGGCTGGGGGTTGTGGCGCGGCTAACCCCTCAGCGTCACGGCCTGGGTACTCCAAAGCTGAGCCGCTCATCAGCCAGGGTGTCCCCTCCGGTTTTGCCCGAGCCCCCCCGGAGCCTCGAACCCCGCGAGACCACCGTAACGAACTACCAGGGGTTCGGTCAAGTCACGCTGCGACGTCGGCGAGCTGAGCCGTCCAGAGGACGTCCACCGCGAGGTCGGCTACCGGTGACATCGAGAGCTCGGCGAAGTGCACGCAGTTCGGATGGAGCGGCAGGCCAAGCTGCTGTGCTTCCGCCAGCGTGTAGGGGCTGCCGGCGACGACGGTCGCGCAGAGCGAGCACAGGCACTCGTCAGGCGTGACGTACACGGTCGCATCGCTGCCCAGCAGCTCCTCGTTGTGCGAGAGGAAGTCGAGGACGCCGCGGTTGAACCAGCGGCCGTACTCGGTGGCGGAGATCATCCCCGCCCGCTCGTGCGCGCGCGCCTCGGCCCAGCGATTGACGTCTTCCCAGAGCGTTCGGAGCGATGACTGGCGGCCCAGCGTGCTGCGCTGCTCGATCCAGGCGGAGTAGACCTCGGCCGCCAACGCGCGGTTGTAGCTGTTGATGATCCCCTGGGCGATCGAGGCCGTCGCCTGGCCCAGCTCGCTCAGCACGGTCGGGTCCGTGACGGCCGCCTCCAGCGACAACCCCAGCACGAGGAGCTGGGCGTTCACGCCCTCCAGGTAGGACTCCTTGGCCAGGTCGAAGAGGTAGCTGGCCAGCTCGCGCTCCTGCTGCGCGGATCCCTCGAACTGGTCGAAGACCGAAGTGACGTGCGGCGGCGGCTTCACGTTCCCTGGCGCCCAGCCGAAGATCACCGGTTCGTCGCCCTTCCCCAACGCGTGGATGAGCTTCCGGCCCTGCTCGTCCGTCACGAAGAAGTCCGGGTCGATCTTCCGCGCGACGTAGATGGCACGGCTGTGGGGGGAGTCGTTCGCCAGCGCGGTGATGTAGCGGTGCCACGCCTCCAGCGCGAGGCGGTCCATGATCTGCGTCGGCGGATGCTCCTGGATCTCGTCCAGCTCGTCGTCTGCGGTCTCTGCGCGCGTGTGCTCCTCGGCGTCGCCTGGCTCGCCTGGCCCCTCCACCGGCTTGTGGTTCTGCGCAACGCGCTTCGCTGCCTTCAGCGCCTGCTCCAGGCCATCGAGGAGATCCTGCCCGGCCGCCGCGGAGTCCGGATCCGGACGGGCCGGCGGCGTGTCAGGCTTCGGTTCAGCGAACGTTGCGCTCTCGCCCTCCAGCGGGAAGTCGTACCGCGCGCCCGCGATGGCGACCGTCAGTGTGGTCGCGGCGAACTCGATCGGCCGGACGTCGAGCGTCACGGGCCCGTCCGGATTGCACAACGTCACGTGCGGCGTGAAGCCATGCCGCGTCGATGGTGGGTAGCCGCCCAGGGCCAGGTGCTCGACCAGGCGCTGGCGCCACGCCGGCAACTGGGGCGCGTCTACCGACGCGTAGACGACCCGGTCCCCCACCGCGAAGCGGCCGGCGCCGGAGATCGCGCACATCACCGGCGGCGCGACAGCGGCGAAGCCCGCCACCACCCGGCACAGCCGGCCCGGGTCGGCCAGCTCGGCCGCCTGGCCGAGGAACGCGAGCGTGACGTGCAGCTCCTCCGGCGGCATGGCGGTGGGGTCGGCCTCGCGGTCCATGGCGAGTTGCTGGGCGACATCCGCCGGCAGGAAGAACGCCACCATGACGCCGGTGGGTTGCGCCTGCTGGCAGCCGTCGCAGCACTCACCCGAGCAGGCGTCGTGGCAGCCGTCGCAGCAGCCGCAGCCGGCGCTCTCGGCCTCGCTGAGGAGGTTGGGCTGCTGCTCCCCATGCTCGGCGCGTGCGAGCACCTCGGCGACGAAGCTCTCCTCGGAGGCGGTCAGGGGATTGCGATCGATGATCCGCTGGGCGATGGCCCTCAGCCGCTCGTCCCGGATGCTGGCCGGTCCCTGGCGGACCCAGTCGTGGATGGTGCTCTTGGGCAGGCGCAGGATGCGCGCCGCGGCGCGTACTGCGTGGCCGCCATGGTGCACAAGGTGGAGTGCGGCCATGCGCTGCCAGTCCTCGCGACGCCAGATCGCTCGCGCTGCCGGGTTGATGACGGCGGCGTCCATCGGCTACTCTGCCTCACGAGGGGCGGTTCCTCGCCGTGAGGGATGGCAGCCGAACACAGTCGTAGGGGGGTAGCGACCGTCCCTCATCCGATGACCTCGGCCTCCAGCACGGAGTGCTCGATCAGCGCATCCCACGTGTAGAGCACCTCGCGCTCCGGCGCCGGCTCCGCAGGCGCCACGTGCTGGAACTCCCTCGTCATGCCGGCGCCGTCGCGCGCGGCCGCAGGATCGCTCGAAGCGGCTCGCGGTGGTTGCGCGCCAGGCCCATCTGCCGCGTGAACACGGTGCGCGGCCGCCCGGGCTCCAGGCGGACCGCGTCGCCGTGCGAGCGGACCTCGTACGGCCGCCGGTGCATCGCGTGCCACACGCTCGGCCGTACCGGGCGTTGCTGACCGGCGCTCTTGAACTCGTCGAGTGCTTCGACCATCGCCTCCGTCGCGCGCATCGCCATCCGCTGGTTCTCCGTCGGGCGACCCTGCGGCCGTGTCCACGGCCGGCGTACGACGAGCTCGGCAAGCCGGGCTCGGTTCTCGGCGAACTTCGCGTGGTACTCCGACATGTCCTGGGTGCTGGCGTTGCGCTGTTCCGGCGAGCCGCTTCCCTTCGGCGCGCTGGCGGCTGAGGGCGCTGGCGCCTTCAGCGCCTGCATACGCTTCGTCTTCGCGGTGTCGGCGGCCACCTCCAGCGGACTCTCGACCCGATCGATGGTGTGCAGGCGTCCGTGCTGAACGTCCGAGGGTGCGATCTCCTGCATCAGGTCGTACAGCGCGCGGTTCGTGATTGCCTCTTCGCGCTCGGGAAGGTCCAGCATCTGGCGCAGCCGGTCCTCCGTCGCATTGTCAGGCGTCAGGAATCCCCACTGGCCGAGAGCCATGAGCGTGCGACCCAGCCGGTCCAGCGACCGCTGCCCAATGTCGCCATGCTGCAAGCGCGGCAGGTTCTGCGCTGTGACGTTGGGGAAGTTGAAGCCGATCAACTGCGGGATGCCAGGGTGGAGGTTCATCACTTCGGCGAAGTAGTTCGCCTTGGCATTGATCGCCATCTGAAAGAGGTCTGACTGATCGCTTGACAGCGCAAACGAACCGACGTTCTTGGACCCCAGTTCCAGGAACTGCGCGAGCTGGCAGACCAGCATCTGGCGGTTGTGGTAGTGAATGGCCTCGTTCATCGCCGGGCCGTTCAGCTCCCAGCGTTCGATACGGAAGTCCATGCTGGCCGGGTGAACCACTCCCACCTGCTCGTCCGCCCGGACCGTCTCCACGATCTGGCGCGCGATGCCGGCGTACTCGTCACTGAACTCGTCGGGCACAGTGGCGACCGGAATACCCATGTACCCGCGCTCCAGACCGATCGCTCTGATTCGGTAGAGCTGATCTCGGATGTAGTAATCCTTCCAGGCGCTGCGAAGGCACGAGATACCGTCGTAGTTGTCGCCTTCCAGATCGTTCACCCAAAGCATCAGCTTGTTGCGAGGAATCTGTACTTGCTGGTAGTACGGCGGAGCCAACTGCACCAGTCCGACGAGCTGGCGCTTGCCGTTGACGTAGTCCATCTCCCAGCGCCACTTGGTGGCCTGACTTCTCCAGGCCAAACGATCCCAGCCGACCTTGCCCTTCCAAGGCCCTTCGTCAATGACCGACCAGATGATCTCCAGAGTCGAGAAGCCGAACGCGAGACACCCAAAGGCGAGTCGCATGATGTCGTCCATCGACTGGGAGCCAAAGGTCCAGCAAACGTCGTGCACGAAGTCGGCGATGTTGATGTCGTTCGGGTCGTCGCTCGCAGGGTTCACGAACCAGCGCGAAGCACGGATGGGAAGCTCGATCGCCTTGAGGAGCGCGCTACCGGTGGCATCGAGCCTCATGCCCTGGTAGCTCTTGTATGCCTGGAACCCCTGAAGCTGGGGCACCGTCTCTTCGCTGATGAGGCCAGCGAACAGCTTGGTGCCCGAGACGCCCAGTTCCTGGAAGTTCGGCTTCGCAGCCATCGTTGCGTCGAGAGACTTCTTCTTGGGCGCCATCAGGCGGTTCCCTCCGAGGGGCGCTGGTCCTTGATCGTCTCGTGCAGCTCTTGCACGGTCCCGTGGACGCGATGGGCCAGGAAGGTCGCATACACGGCGCAGCCCGCCCCGAGGAAGCCAGAGACCGTGCTCAAGGTCTGGAGCAGCTCGGGATAGGTCAGCATCCAGCTCACCTTGGAGGTGCCCGGAAGTTGCCCGTCCGGGCGCGTCCGGAAGCGGCTACCCGCTCAGCCCGGGCCCGCGGGGGATGGTGACATTGGCGAGCTTGGAGCCGCTGACCACGACGTCGTCCAGGTGCCGGCGGCGGCGCATCTCGGACTGCATGGCCATCACCTCGCGCCAGGTGTCCGGGTGGAACCGGACGGCCAGCTCATGGACGTAGGCGGCCGCGTCCGTCTGGTCATCCCACTTCCCGCCTGGGAACTCCTGAAGCTCGTACTCGAACGCCTTCCGCCAACGCGCGCCGTACAGGTGGAAGACCTTGCCCATCTGGTACCTTGCCGCGAGCGGCCGCGCACGCAACACCTTGTCGCGGTTCGCGGGGTCGAGCTCCACGAAGTGACGTTGGCTTCGGCGAGCCACCATCCTGAACACCAGGCTCTGGAAGGCCACGCTCTCGATGCCAATCGCCTTCGCCTTGTACTTCCCCGCTGCCAGCAGGATCTGCTCCACCATCTCGGTCTCGTTGTGGCGGCCGCGGTACACGTCCTCGATGAACAGCTCTCCCTGGCGCGAGGCGTAGGCGTTCACGTGGGCATACCAGTCGGCGGTGTCCGACTGCTTGATCGCCAGGTCGCACGCCATGAGCGAGAACATCTCGCGCAAGTCGGGAATGATCGCGTGGATCTCGCCCTCGGCCAAGAGGTCGGTGGCAGTAACTGTCACGAGCTGGCCAGGGCGCGTGGCACTGGGGCGGTCTTCACTGTACTTCGGGTGCTGGTAGTACAAGTACCACTCGGGTCGGAACACCTCGCCGGCCAGGCCGGAAGGGTCCTGCATCCAAACCGTGTTGAAGTACGCGCTGCCACCGGACTCCCAAATCTCCTGGTAGTCGGTGATCTGGTTGTGGTCAGGCCAGGTGAGCGTTCCGTCCGGTCTGATGGCGCGCAGGATGGTGACGTTCCACGGCCGGCCCTGCTTCTCCTGGTCGGTTGGCGTCCGGGTGCGCCGGGCCGGGGTGAAATCCGTCACCCCTCCATGGGAGCGTCGAACACGACGTTGCCCAAAGGGCGCCGCGCGCCTACGATTCTCGTATGAACAGAGCCACCACGAGACGCCGAACCCCTCGTCGTCAGGTGCGCCGCCGCCGCAGCCTGCTGTGGGAGCTGGTGCACCTGTTCTTCTTCGCCCGGGCCGTCAGTCGCGGGCCAGGCTACCTGGCCGGCTACGAGGTGCGACGGGCAGCACGCCGCGCCACCCGGGGCTGGTGACGTTGCCGCTGCGCGGAGAGACGATCTACACGGTCGAGCTCCCCGCGCGCGGCCGGCACGGGTACGTCAACTGCGGGGTGATCGTGCTTGGGGGCATGGTCGTCGAGGCCGCTCCGATCATGCGTAAGTTCGTCGGACAGCCGATCTCAAACGTCGAGCGGTGGGCGCACGCCCAGGGCGGCACCTGCACTGCGCACGAGCCAAAGCTGACACAATCGATGTTGCCTTTGTAGGGTTCGTGCGTCTACGATTCGGGTATGAACTGCCCGATTTCCCTCGATTCTTGCGCAGCCGCGGTTCCGACCGCTGAGCCTGGCAAGTTCACCTGCGTCTGCTGCCTGCGCGAGCTGCCGATCGAACTGGCCGCTTGGGACGTGGATCCCGAGATGCCGTTGACGGTCTGCCTGGAATGCGTGGACGACCCGGACGCTGCACCGGCCCCGGAGTTCGCTCGGGAGGTGGCGTAGATGGCCGCCTCCCGACGGGCGCCGGATCCCAACCTCGTCCCGATCCGTGTGACCCGCCGCTTTCCGACCTTCCATTCCGGGCGCGTGGAGACGTGGGGCGCCGAGACGCTGGACGGTGAGTGGTACTTCGAGCGCTTCGAGGAGCCGGGGACACCTTGGGGCGTCTACCACCGCGCCAGCGTGCGCGACTTCTCCTACAGGCTGCCGATCGTGACGCTGACCACGCTGCGCAAGTGCCGGATCTACGTCGGCCGGGGCTGGGCGGTCGAGGATCTGAATCGGCTCAAGGCCGAGAGAGCCGCTCGCAAGGCGGCGCCAGCGGCTACAATGGAGTCATGAACGCCACCGCAATCGATCAGCCAAGATTCACGCGCGGTTCGCTGCCAGCCTCCTGGAGGCTGCGCGGTGGACCAGAGGACGTGCTGCTTGCGAAGCGAGGCGGCTGGTACGAGAAGCAGTTCACGGGCCACCGCACGTTGAGGAGTGGCGAGCACATCACGTACCCGTGGTCGAAGACAGTGTTCCAGGATCGCTGGCATCTCGTGGACGCTGACGGCGCCTGTCGGCCTGAGTGCCGGCGCCCGGGCTACGCTTCCTGCGGCAGCATCCGACTGGGGGTCATGAAGGAGCTGCTCGTGCGGTTCCTGGCTGAACGGAAGGAGGTCGCCGATGGAGTTCGTTGACGTGAATGATCCTGAGCGCGGCGTCCTCGCGTTCCTGCTGGATCAGCAGGCGGCGATCGACAAGGTCGCGAGCGAGGTGGAGCACGACCCACGATGCATCGCGGACAGGGCCGCGCTGGAAGCGTGGGTGGCGAAGTGGCCACGGTACTGCCAGAAGTGCGGATCCAGCGGCGTCATCCTCTACGGCGGCAGCTACCACGAACCACCCAGCTCCGACCCGTGCTCCTGCGTCGATGGCGGCCAGTGTCCGCGTTGCGGCGGGACCACCGCGGTCTGGTTCGAGGGGCCAGGCTTCGGACCGTTCTTCCTGTGCGCGCTTTGCGGCTGGGACGAGCGGATCATGGTGAACGCCAATGCGGGCGAACCGCTCGTCGATCAGCACGGCGGCCCGCTGGTCGCACCCGTGTGGGAATGCTACTGCGCCGAGGAGGCCGCCATCAAGGCCGAGGAGCGCCATGCCTGACGACGAGAACGAGGACCAGTGGGCCATCTGCGAGCACTGCTCGCACCTGATCGACCCGGCTGAGTCGAACGACTGCGAGAGTTGTGGCTGCCCCTTCCACCCGGATTGCCTCCTGGAGCACCAGGAGGAGGGGTGCGACTGAGACCCGGCGATTCGGAGGGCCGGCTACCCTTGCCGCTCAACGTGGTCGACACCCCCTACCGTGAGCGGTTCCGCGAAGCGCTCCGCACGCACCTTCGCCTGAGCCACGGCGTCACCCAATTCGAGCAGGTGCCCGTGGACCGGCTGTTGCGCGAGCATGCCGCGCTGCACGCTGACGACGCGGCCGCCGATCACGACCACTCCGAGTGAGCGTCAAGGGACAGTACCCCCGATCCCGGCCGTGTACGGCCAGCGCGTTCGCTTCCACCGTCATCCCGGGCCGGCCAAGCTCGTCTCCGAGCTGAAGGGCGAGGGCGTGTTCGAGCTGGCGTGGCTGGGGATCGAGGAGTGCTGGGAGATCCGGCTGGACGACGGGGAGCAGGTGTCGCTGTTCCCGTGCTTCGGCGACACGATGGAGCCGTTGTAGGAGCCCACTCCGGGCCCCTACGCGGCGCCGGCTGTCCTGCGGACCGGCGCCGCCGCGATGGCCGTCAGCTCGGCCATCTGCTGTTTGAGCTGGGCCAGCTCGGCGCCGATGTTGGCGTTCTTGGGATCGCTGTCGATCATGCGCTGGAGCCGCTCCATCTCGCGCGCCGCGGCGTCCGCGGCACGCTGGAGTCGCTGACTCTTGGTGCCCTTCTTGCTGGCCTCGCGGCCGTTGTAGGCGGCTCGACGCTGCTGCTGCTGGTCCCGCCGCTCCGTGGTCTTGAGCCCCGAGGACTCGACCACGAAGCGACGGAACCCAGCGAGCTGACGTACGGCATTGTCGAGGGGAAGTTGCAACTGGTCGGTGTAGACGGCGGTGCGCTCCAGGATGGCCGTGATCCACACGTGGCGCCCATCGTCCATGGTCGCGGCCAGGGGACGATCGAGCGACGCTACGGGCACCCTGGGGACACTCTCCTCGGCCATGTCGGCCACGAGGCCGGCCAGGGGGACCATGCTCATCGGGGAGCCCCGCTTCGGGGCGTACGGGCCACTCTCACACCGTCCACGACGTTAACCAGCGGGGGTGTCTTGCCCCTGCCGGCCGAACGGGATCCACACCCCGCGCTCCAGCCGGCCGTGCCAGCCACAACACGCGCGGAAGCGGATCTCGACGGCGCACGACAGCTCGGTCGCGTATCCCTCTCCCGGGTTGCCGGTGATCGGCTGCGTGTCGGGATCGAGCGCGAACGCGCGACCGCACCCCGGGCACGACACGTCGTACACGGTGCGCATGGTCTCCACCTGGACGCTGGAGCACAGCACGCCTGGCCGGCCCTCCAGGTCTTCGGCGCCGTACACCCCGGCCGGCGGCAGCATGTTCGGCGTCGCGAAGAAGGCGCGCACGGTCGGCGGAACCGGCCTCTCCGGCTCCTCAGCGGCAGACTGGGCGACGTAGCGCTCAGCTCGCCTGATTCGATGGTTCACGCGCCTCTTCTTCCCTCCGATTCAGCTCTGAAATGGCAGCCAGCGAAGTCCACTGGCGCTCCGGAAGCGCCAGCGCCGCCGGCCGGATGTCGAGTCGGTAGCGACACGCCTCGCACAGGAGCTCCTCGATACCAGCCCTGTCACCCTCGGCGGAGCGCTCCCAGCGCCGCGGCCAGTGGAGTCCCAGCCGGCAAAGGACGTCGCGCACGGTCCATCCGTGCTCGCGCTGCCAGTGCATGAACTCGATGCGCTGAACTCGCCAACCCTCGATCACGACAGCCTCCTTCTAGATCAGTCCCACCCCTCTGCCTGACAGGCCGGAAAGGGCCGATCGGGCATTCGGCGCGCGGTGAACAAGCCGGCGAGCACCCGTCCGCGGATCTCCGCGTCCACTTCGCTCAGCCGAGCACACTCCAATCCGTCTGCGCCGACCACCAGGAACGCGCAGCAGTTGGGGCCTGCCCCGATGCCGCAACCGTGGAATCCCTGGCGCCCAACCGCCTGCGCTTCCGTCAACAGCACGATTCGAACTCGCGATATCCTCTTCGCGGCGAAGGGTCGGCCCAGCGGTAAGGACGGGGACACAGGTGGCTGGGACGTGTCCGACCGGTAGCGAGAGGTGGCGTCACCCGGAGCCCCGCGAGCGGATCAGGCCGCCGCACGTAGAGCAGCATGCACCCGGCGGCGGCTCCGTTCGCGGAGGCATGGACATGGGTACCACCGGCGCCGCTGCCGTCGCGCATGCCTGGTAGCAGGCCGCGCACTGGAAGCTGTGCAATGCCGTTCCGGGGTAGCCCCATTCCACCACGCCGGGGTACCGCATGTTCCACCTCCAGATGACGCTCCCGGGTGGAAGTTCGGTCGGTGAGATATCCACTCAGGCCGCCTCCCGGTTGTCACGCTCCAGGGCGTGCAACCCCTCCATGTCCGGGTTGTTGTCGTAGACCACGACGCCTACGCGCCGCAGGAGGGTGTAGAAGTCGCGAGGCCCGTAGTGCTGGCCGAAGATGACCATTTTGTTCAAGGGGTGGGGGGTCATACGGCCGAGGAGCTTCTGATGCGTACTGGCGAACACCTGATCCGTCAGCTTCTGCGACCGGCTCACGCGGTCGGACACGAGGTCGTCGCAGATGATGATCTCGCAGCGCGCGCCCGCGTAGCCGGTCTGCGGGCTCACCGCCTTCACGGTGGCGTGGCGGCCGGTGCGCCGGCTGTCGCGTCCCCGCGGAGGCAGCCACGGGAACGGCGCCTTCGGCGTGACGGGCATCTTCATGCCGCGCGCGGTGGCGGCGGTGACGAGCGGACGGATGAAGATTTCGCGTGTGGACCACGGCTGGCGGCCGGTCGGGTCCTTCAGCTCGCCGAACGCCATGATGTAGCGCTCGTTCGTCTCGATCGTGCCGGCGACGTCCGATACGATCGTGGTCGCTACGCCGGTCGCCACTTCGGACGCGACCAGGACCCGCAGGTTCGGGTCGCGTCCCAGCATCCATTCCAGCCACGCGATCCCGATTGTCGACTTCGCGGCGTCGGGCCAGCCGAGGATCAACTCCAGGCGGCCGCCGTACAGCAACCGCTCGATGATGACCATGTGGTGGTCCGCCGGAAGGTAGCCCCTCACGAAAACAAAGAACTCGTAGAACGATCGAGAGGCCCGCGCAGCCTTGTCCGCCCAGTATTCCGGTCGATGTGTCGCGAACTGGGCAGCCTGACCCACGCCTCCCACCTTCGAGACGAAGCGAATTTGCCCCGGCCGGCGTCATTCAGGGAGCTTGTGACGTCTGGAAAGGTATAGCGAAGATGCGTCCAGGGAGAGACGCTCAGGCCCTGGCCCTGGCAGTAGGAACGGACGCAGGCGAAGCTGGTGAGGTGAGCGCGACGCAGCGCCCGCGGAGCGGCGCCCCGAACTACTGCCCGGCCGGGCCCTCCCCCAGAGGCGCGAGGAGGGGAACGGCTACCCGGCCAGATCCACCCTTGCGGATGCGTGCGTTCGGTTGCCCTCTTCCAGCCGGCAGAGCCCGGGGGCTCTTGTCACCGTTCCCGCACGAAGCATCGTCATCCTACTACGGCTGCCCGGGAGCCCTGGGCGGCGTCCCGGGCGCAGGCCGCCGCGGCGGAGCCACCTCGGCTGGTCGGTCGGGCACCCGCAGGCGTGGCTGGATGACGCGCCTTCGGTAGCGCGGCAGCAGTCCGGTGTCCATGGTCGGCTGGCCGTCCGGGCCCGGCGGCCAGCCCTCGATCGCGCCATGGGCGTAGGCGCGCAGCACCTTCTGCACGTACACCTCGACCGCCTGCATGAACGTCACCTTGCGCAGCCGCCACCACCACGGCATCCGGGCCCAGACTTCCTCTCGCGCCCGGAGGGCCACACCAACCGGGTCGTTCAGCGTCGCGCTCCAGCCGGCCTTCTCCTCGACCACCTTCTCTTCGACCACTTACGCCTCCACGGCAGTCGCTGCGCGCCGCTGCGCGGCGGCCTCCTCCACCAGCACCTGGAGCGCGGCCACCTTCTCTTCGGCCAGGCCGAGGAACAGCTTCAGGTCCAGCACGCCCTCGGCCTCCAGCTCGTCGAAGACGCAGCGCCGCGCATACCGCACGCCGGCCTCGTACTCCGCCACCTCGAACCACAGCCGGTTCTGGTTGTCGAGCAGAACGAGCTGCTCGTACCGCAGGGTGCGCATCTCAGATTCAGCCACAGGGCACCTCGTCACTCGTTTCGCGGTCCGGTCGGAGACCGCTCACCCGCGCCATGTAGCGGCCGCCGAGCGGATGTCCAATGACGAGCACCTCCTCACCTTCCGGCCAGCAGGACTCCATCGGGTCGTGGGGGTCGTCGGCCAGCTTGGCCACGTTGCCGTCGCGGTAGTCGTGGAAGATGTAGCCACAGCGCCGGCACTCCTGGTACCCGGGCTGCGCTGGCCCGGCCACGTGGATGATGGCTCGCTCGATCACGATGCCTCCAGCGCCGCCTTCGCGGCTGCGAACTCCGGACTCGTTCTCACGCGATCAAGGCAGCACGCCTGGCCTTCCTGCCAACCGATGCACTCGTGCCGCTCATCCTCCGCGGTGAGGTGCAGGTGCTCGATCATCGCGACCAAGACAGCGAACTCGGTCACAGATGCGACCAGTGCTCGATGGGTGGGTTGGGCGGTGGCTGCCTCGCCTCTTCTCGCGCCGTCTCGCGCCAGTGGGCGTACGCGATGGCGAACCGGTCAACGTGCATCATGAAGCGGTGCCGGCGGCCAGGCAGCCACCACCAGGGCAGCGTGGACATGAGCAGCTCGCGCGCAGCTCGCGCCTCGGCCTCGTCGGTCACCGACCGACCCTGCGCGGCGGCGCCGGCATCCAAGGCGGCGGCGCCGGTCCGTCCACCTGCACCAGCTCCACCACGAGCTCCCCGCCGTCATCGGCCGTCGCCAGGCGCAGCGTGCGGCGGCACCCGGCGCACGTGACGTCGCGGTTGAACATCTGGTCCACGCCTGCGATCGGGTAGACCATGAAGCTGTCGAATGCGCACATCGGGCACGGTGCGTGCACGGTCGATTCGGGACCCTCACCGGTGATGCGGAATCGAGCGGCGTAGAGGCGCCGGAACCGCTCCTCTTCGGCGCTCTCGACGTTGGAGTCGCGCACGTGCATGGCGTGGCCCTCTCGGACCGGCAGGTGGCGGTACTCCGGCGGCAGCACCGACTCCCTGAAGATGCGACCCATGGCCGCGTCTCCGATGTAGCAGCAGATCGGGGAGTCCTCGGCGATCATGGCGTTCATCGCGGCGGCGCCGCCGGGCATGCCCGGGCGAGGCAGTTCGTCGCCGAGCTCGACCGCCTTCCGGTCGAACCACTCCTGCATCAGCTTCGCGGAAGCCATCAGGCCGTTGATGGGTTCCACGCCGGTCTCGATCGACTGACGCACCACGGTCCAGTGGAGGTCGCACCACTGCTCCAGGTTCTTCACCACCATCTGCCCCCGGGCTGTCGAGCGACTCGCTCGCCGCATCGCTTGCATTTCGACACCACTGACGCTGGAGACGCCGGGTTGTGGTCGAAAGCCATGCAGATCGTGTACTGCACCTCGTGCGCCACTCGGGCGCAGACACCACGCAGGAAGCCGCTCAACCCTCCGACTCCTCGGCCTCGGTCGGCGGCGCCAGCACCTGCGCACGCGCCAAGTCGCGGAGGCGGTAGAGCGAGTTGGAGCCGCTCCGCCAGTGCTCCGAGAGCGCCCACACGAACGCCCAGCCCAGTCGCTCGAAGCGGTCACACACCTCTTGCAGCTCCGGCGTCATGACGGCTCAGCTCCGAGCGCTGTGTCGCGCTGTTCACGGGCCGAGACGAACATACGTTCGCTATCCGCCTGGCCCGCCCGGGCCGGCTCCTCGGGCTTCCGTTGCCAGCGCCACCGCGGCTCTGGCGCCATGACCGGCACCTCGACCCGCTCGAACTCGCACTCGCGACCGTTGATGAGCCGCTGTTCGGGCCAGTCGTGGTTGAAGTGGTCGCAGCAGTACGCGGTGCCGAGCGCCTCGTGCGTGGCCCGATTCGGGCACGCCGGCCCGGCGGCCGCCATGAAGACCTCGCAACGGCGCTGCATGATCGGGTCGATCACTGGCGCCTCCAGGTGGGCCGGTAGAGGCACGCCACGTCGGCCGTCTCGAACTGCACCTCGTGGATCTCGCGCACGATGCCGGGCAGCTCCAGGCCGACGTAGCCCACCACCTGGCCGTCAGGAGCCTCCAGGGTCCTGTCCACCCACAGCAGCCCGAAGCGTGTCGCTACCAAGTCGCCGTGCATCAACGTTCCCGGCCCACCGGGGTCTACGTTCGCCATGCCTTCTCTCCAATCCAGTTCACTCGTCGTCGTCCGGAGCCCACTCGATCACGTCCAGGTCGAGTTGCAGCTCGTCGCCCATCGGGCCCACACCGGGGATCGCACTGGCCTTCGGTCCGTGCCCGTTTCGCGCCGCCGGCAGTGCGCTCGGTCGCGGCCGCGAGTGCACCGGCACCTCGGTGGCCTCGGCGTCGATAACCTCTCCGTCGCCGCCCGCGGGCCGCGGCGCTCCGATGCCGCCCGTCTCGCGGTGCAGGACCAGAAGATAGGCGCGCAGCTCCTCCTCGCCGATCTGCCCCTGCTCGTACAGGCTCTGCGCGTCCACCAGGTCGCCATCCACCATCGGTGCCGATAGCTCGCCCGCGGCCGCCGCGTTCCACACGCCGTCGATCCGCGCCATGTCCTCCAGGACCCGGATCGCATCGGCGTACAGCGGGGCCCGATCCTTGCCGCGCGGCGTCGCGTCGATCGACATCCACACGTCGGCGTAGAGGGCCTGGAACTGCGCGCGGTACCACTCCGCCCCACCGACGATTCGCTCCTGGTGGAGCTCCAACGCGCGGTCGATATCGCGCCGGATCGTCCGCTCGTCAACCTGCGCCTGGCCGCGCTCCTCCAACCACGCGTTCACCATCTGCGCGACGATCGGCACCGGCTGGTTCAGGACGCTCGGGCGCATCACCAGCTTGATCCGCGCCATGATCGCTCTGTCGCGCCTCCACGGCACCTGTCCAGGCCGGCCTCTCTGGCCCTTCGATACTCCGCTCGGCACGCGTTCCACCGCAGCAACGGTGTTCCAGGAAGGGGTTTTGCCTGAAAATTTCCCGCCAAATTTTGCTGGTCTCATTTGGCTGAAATGGACCCGCATTTTGAGCTACGGGGAGGCTCTCCTGGATGACCAGATTGGACGAACAAAAATATGGGGGGAGGGGTACGGCCGATTTGGCCATATATATGCGGGGCGGCCGCTCGGGGGGAACGCCTGAAAATGCGCTTGCCCCAGCCGGCCTGTCGCTTGCGTGCCCGCGCGGCCCGCAGAGGCGCGCAGCACGGCGCGCGTCGACTGTGCAGCACGTACTGCTCGCCCTCACCCTACAGGCGCCCTCTCTGGCCGCCTCTGCCCTCCAGGGCCCGTAGAGAGCGCCTCTCCCTGGCCCCACCTGTAGAGCGCCCCTCTGTAGAGGCGCCTGTAGAAGGCCCCCTCTCTGGGTGGGCCTCTGGAAAGGCCCCTTCTGGCGGCCCCCTTCTCTGGCCCCCTTCCCAGGGATGGGCCGCTCTGGCCCACCCCTGGCGGCCCGCTACCGGCCGAAGACGGTCTTGCGGCTCTCTGGCGCGCTGGCCGTGCCGACGGCCACCAGCTCCAGCGGGTAGCGCTCGCGGAGAAGGGACTCGGCGCGAGAAACGTTCATCAGCGCGATCATGTGGCTGGCGTAAGGACCCAGTAGGAAGGCCGATTTCGGACCCTGCCGCGCCGTGACGTAGAAACGGGCCCCAAGACGCCGCTGGAGCGGCTCCAGGATGCCGCGATTGAACTTCCGACGCAGGTAGCGCTTCGCGGCGCCGAGGTTGCGGATGCCGGTGTGGAGGTAGCCGTCCGAAGGGATCAGCTCCACCTCCCAGCCGGAGTCGGTCAGCTCGGGCGCGTAGGCGGTCACTGGCCCACTTCCCGGAAGCCCGCCGGTACCGGATCCGCGTTCGCCAGGAACAGGGTCACGGTGTCGAGGCAGATGCCGGCCTGCCGGCGGCCGCGAAGCCGGCAGCAGCCCGGCGCCTCCATCGCCCGAGAACCGGCCAGCAGCCCACCGTCCTGCCGCTGCTCCGCCACCCAACAGTCGCGCTCCTGGGTGGCCGGGAACGTCCGCTCGTACGTCTTCATACCACTCCCTCCAGCTCCAAGCGCCGCTCCTCGGCCATCTGCGCGGCGGTCTTGGCCACGTCGGCGCGAAGCCGCTCCAGGCGCTCCTGCTCGACCTTCTCCGGGTCGTACTCGGTCGTCCAGGTGCGCCGGCACTTGCGGCAACCCCAGGTCGTGATGAGCACGTGGCGCCCGTCCTCGGCCCACTCGACGCTGATCTGCACGAGGTTCGTCTCAGCCTCGCAGTTGTGCTTCCGGACCGGCTTCATAGCGGCAGCGTTCATATTCGAATTGTAGCCGCTGGTCCCTGAAAACGCAAGCGCCCCGGCCGCCTTTTGGCAACCGGGGCGCCGGGCGGGGGCGGCTACTTCGCCGCCTTCGCCTTCGGCTTGTTGTGCGCCCGAACCGCTCCGGTGGGGGTGGGCCTCATCAGCGTCCCGCAGTCCGGGCAGGGGAGGTACAGCCGGCGGGTGGGGTTCTGGAACCACTTGCCGCTTCCGGGGCAGCGGCCGGCCTGCTTGGCTGCCTCGGCCTCTTCGCTGGCCTTCTGGCCGGCCTGGAAGGCCGGAACCGTGGGCGCCCAGGGGAAGCAGATCGTGCACGCGGCGAAGCCCTTCAGCTCCACCACCCGGCGCTCCGTGAGGTCCGTCAGCTCGGCCAGGATGACGGTGGCGCTGGTCGGGTGGAGGCTGCTGCACCGCGGCGAGTGCCGGTGCACGTGGCCGCCCAGGCACAGCTCGTACCGCGTCCAGCCGCCGCGCCGCTCCCACTCGGCCTTGAACGGGTCCAGCACCTTGCTGGCCTCGCGGAGCCGCTCCACCTGCTGCGCCTCGCGCTTGGTCAGGTACTCGGGCACCTTGCCGAACCGGTCGTAACGGCGGATCGACTTGCGGGTCTCGGCCAGCTCCTGGCGCGGCCGGGCCAGCGTGGCCTCCGCGTCGGCCCACTGGCGGTCGATCTCGGCGGGAGTCTGGGAGGTCAGGTCCAAGCAGTTCATAGTCGAAGTATAGCCGCATGCGCGGCCAATCGCAAGCGCCAGGGTGAGATTGCTCACCCTGGCGTGCTGGCCTACTCCACCCGGAACGGCGGTCCGGACTCCTCCAGGCGGATCCGCACTTCCCGGCCGCCACCGACGTGGAACGCCATCGTCCAGCGGTCGTTCCCGTTCGCGTCCTGGCCTTCGCGGCGCGGCGCGTCGACGCACTCCAGCTCCTCGCCGGCCGGGCCGCAGGCGATCTCGTAGACCGCCTGCTCCACCACCCGGGCCAACTGCTCGGCAGCGCCCACCTACGCCACCTCCAGCCCGCGCGCCAGCCCGCAGTCGGGGTGGCAGATCACGGCCGGGTGCACTCCGTCCGGACCAGGCGCCGTGCGCGGGTCGTACATCTCGGCCAGGTCGTCCTCGGCCGTCCGTTCGCCGCATACGCTACACCGCGGCCCCGTCTCGTGTCGGCAGTTCATACTCGAATTGTAGGCGCTCGCGCCGGATAACGCAAGCGCCTACAACGTCAATCGTCGCCCGGCATGCCGCGCGGCCACAGCGCGCGTGACTGGGCATCGTCGAACTGCGCCCGGAACCGCTGGACCGCCACGCACGTCGCCCGGTCGTCGCCGACCAGGACCGCCTGGACCGGGCGCCCACGGCGGAGGGCGGCCAACCACGGCGGCTCCCAGTCCAGCTCGGCCTCGATCAGCTTCACCTCGAAACGGCGTCGCCAGCGCTCCTCAGCGCCTTCGGCGGTCTCTCGCGTCCCCGACAGGCGCACCACCAGCATGCCGTCCTCCACCGCGAAGGCGCCTCCCTGGAGGTGGGGCAGCACTGCCAGCTCGTGCACCCACGGCTGGAGCGGTAGGTCGTCGGCCTCGTCGTCCGCCCGGGTGTAGGTGGGCTCCACGACCACAGGCGCGTTCCAGTTGCGAATCCACCAGTCGACGGCCACCTCCACCGCCGGCCAGCGCTGGAGGAGCGCCCGGTAGCGCTCCTCCAGCTCCTCCGCTACCCGATCCCGAGCGCGCACGTCTCGCACATTCGCCCGTCTCCGGTGTACTCGCCGCACGGGCAGAGCTCGCACTCGCACTCCTCTCCGCACATTAGGTCCGTTTTGTACTCGCACATCGGCTCCACTCCTATGCGGCCGCCGCGGCCGCGAACACGCTCATCGGCTTGTCGCTCCGCGCGGCGTTGCACGCGCGGCAAGCGGGCTGGACGTTGTGCCGGCCGTACGAACCGCCAGGCACGATCCGGTCCGCCTCAACGGTGAGGAAGGTCACCCGGCCCGCGCACTCCGACACGATCCCCAGCGCGCAGTCGCACTCGACGCCGTCTCCGTTCCACCGCTCCTGGTTCAGCATCCAGTGCTTGCGGGCCCGCCGGCTGGCGGCGCTACCGCGGTGATCGCCGCCCGGGCGCTGGCGCTTCGGAGCGGGAGAGGCGTCGCAGTTCATACTCGAATCGTAGCCGGTTGCGCGGATAATCGCAAGCGTTTCGCGGTCTTTTTCACGCGTTGCACCCGGGCGGGTATCACCCGCCCGGGTGCTTGACGGCTACCGGTCCTGGTTCTCGCGGTCCTCGCGCCGCGCGGCGCGCTCCCGCCGGTACTGCCGCTCGGTCGCCTCTGGGTCCAACCCGGCCTGGGCCGCGATGACCCGCCGGGCGGCCGCCCGCGCGCCGGTCACCCGGCGCGCGAACTGGTGCTGGCCGCCGACCCGACGCGGGTTCACCGGCCCGATCCGACGAAGTGCTGCCGGCCGGTGAAGTACGGCAGCCAGCCGCGACGCGAGACACCCACCCACGCGGTCCGGCCGGCGACCGCGACGACCGCGGTCACCTGCCCGTTCGCGTAGTCCAGCTCGGCCGAGACGAGCGACGAACCCATCTCGTCCGGCCCGGGCGTCTCGTCCACGCTCATGCAGTCGCAGAAGTAGGCGCCCGCCGCGCGGTTGATCCCGAGCGCCTCGCACGGCGCCTGCGGGTCGAACACCGCCTCCGGGGCGAGCTGGTTGTTCGAGACCGCCTCACGCAGCACCGCGCAGTCGTCCGCGGTCGGGTTCGTCTTCGTCCACAGCGCACCGGCCGGGGCGCCCGGGTCGGCGGAGGGGTCGTACTGCGCCGGCTCACCGGCGGCCACCGTGACGGCGGTGAAGGCGGCCAGTCCGAAGGCGATGCCGGCGGAACCGAAGCGCTTGGCGGTCGTGGCAAAGTTCATACTCGAATTGTAGCCGCGTACCCCCTAAAAAGCAACAACCCGGGTGAAGTTTTTTTACCCGGGTTGTTGGCGGTCGACCGGTCAGGCCGCGCGGTCGAAGTAGGTGCGGCAGACCGGGCCCAGGCCGTCCTCCAGCGCGCGCTCCACGCTCTTGGCCGCCTTGAGGGTCCGGTGGCAGCGGCAGCACACCCCGTAGCGGAGGATGAACCGCTTCGCCTCATCCTTCGTCATCTTCCGGCCGCGCTCGGCCACCTGGGCCACCAGGCCGCGCTCGTACTCGTACTCGCCGTTGACGAACGTGCCGGCTTCGGTGACACGCTGGCCGCCCTTGTCGACCCACCGGAGCGCGTAGGTGCGCTTGCCGTCACGGGTGACGACCACCTGGACGATCGAGCCGTCGAGGATGTAGACACCCTTGTCCTCGACCGCGATCCGCAGCGGCTCTGGGCGCTGGACCGCGGCGGCCGCCGGCACCCCGCTCGGGCACTCGACGTGGCGGCTCACGCGGTTCGCGTACAGCATCCACTGGCCGGGCTCGATCGCGTGCCCGCATCCCGCGGCGCACGGAGAGGTGAAGCGGGCAACCATCCTTCGGGGAGCGGCCGTGGCGTAGTTCATGCTCGAATCATAGCCGCATAGGACGACAAACGCAACACCTACGCTGACCTTTTTTTCGAGTACGGTGTACGGGCAGCCGCTACCTACTCGGGGCGAACGTAGCCCACCGACTCGCGGAACTTGGCCGCGGCGTCCTCCACGCGGTACCGGAACGTGTCCACCGCGTACCAGCGCATTCCGGTCTCGGTGTAGAAGTGCGAGTCCCGGCTGACGCTCTCGCAGAACCGCTTGACGCCGAGGACGTCGGCGACACGGGCCACGTAGTCCACGAAGTCCTTCGGTGCGCCGAACCGCTCCTCCAGGCGCTTCAGGCCACGCTCGATCCGGACGAACGCCGCGGCCATGTGCTTCGCCTGCTCCGCCCGCACCCGGCCCGGGGCGAACTGGACCGCGTAGCCGTACGGCGCGTCACCGCGGCGGCCGGCGGTCGCGTCGAGCTGGCAGTCGATCTCCAGCTCGGCGAGCCGCGCGTTCGCGTCCTTCCAGGCGTCGTACTCGCTGAGGTTCCGGAACCCGCTGGTTCCCTCGACGCGACCCAAGCGCGCGTACACCTTCAGGTACGGGTCACCAAACGAGCGGGTGTTCTCGATCGTGACGTGGAAGGCCAGTTCGGTTGCTTCGGTCGTGGCAGTGTTCATACTCGAATCGTAGCCTCACGCGCCGGATATGTCAAGCGTTTCTCGACAAAAGGTGGGCGCCCGGAGCGCGCTGCTCCGGACGCCCACGGGGGGCCGCTACCGCGCGTCGAACGCGCGCAGCACGCCGCTCCAGTAGCCGACGCCCCACGGGTCACCGGCCATGCAGCGAAGGCGCTCCGCCTCGAAATCGCGCCGGGTGCGGGTGCCCCAGGCACCACGGTCCAGCGCCTTCAGGCCCACCTCCATTCCGGCGTCGAACTGGGCCTGGACGTCCTCGGCGGTTTCGGTCGGTACGGTGCAGTTCACGATTGAATCGTAGGCGCTTGCGCGGATAAAGTCAAGCGCCCGGGGCACTTTGCCCCGGGCGCCGGGCCGGTTCCGCTACTTCTTCAGCCGGTTCACGATCGACCGGCCGTCGCGCTCGCGGACGGTGAGGCCGACGTGGGCCAGGGACAGCGTCGTGCGGTTCGTCCAGGCGTGGCTCTTGCCGAGCTTGGCCGCGATCAGGTCGTCCGTCAGCGCGCCCTTCTTGAGCAGGGCGAGGACCACGCCACCCTGGATCGGGTTCGCCGCCGTCTTGGCCGCGTCCACCTGCCAGGCCGGCACGCCAGCCGGCTTCGCCGCCTTCGCGGTCTTGCCGGGCGCCGCAGCCGGCTTCGCCTTCGCAGTCGCCTTGCGCTGCTCCTGAAGGCGCGTCCGGGCCAGCCCGCGCGGCTCCTTGACCGCCGTCGCCTTCACCGCGGGCTTCCGCGCCGCGGACTTGGCCGCCGGCCTGCCGGGCGCCTTCCGCTCCCGCTTCGGCTTCGCGGTCGCCGCGGGGGCGGCCGGCTGGTCCGCCGCGTCCTCGGTCGCGAACTCGGGCTCCTCCGTCTCGGGCGCCGGGGTGGCCGCGCGATCGCTCATCAGCCGCAGGTCGGGCACGCGCCCGTCCGTGCCGCACGCGGCCGGCTTGGCGGCCAGCTTGGCGGCGTCCTCCGCCTCGATCTCGGCGCGCGCGGCCGCGACCCGCGCGTCCCGCTCCGCCGCCAGGCGCTCCGCCGCGGTCGCCACGATTGCGGCCTGGTCGGACCCCACCTCGGACTCGGCCCAGGTGTTCCCGTTGCTGATGGCCGCCACACCCTCGCCGCCGGTGAGCTGGTAGACCTTGCCGGGCACCGGCCGGTCGGTCGCCTTTCGGTTGCGCTTGCCGCGCGTCTTGCTCGGGGTGGTGGTCGCGGTCGTGTCGGTCGTGGTGGCTTCGTTGTTCATGCTCGAATCGTAGCCGCTTGCGACGGGAATCGCAACAACTTTGGTGAACTTTTTGGACGACCAACCACCCCGTTTTCCGGACACGCCGAAGCGTCGGGCGGCCGCTCCGCCCGACGCTTGCGCCCGACGCCTGGCCCGCTACTCGCCGGCCGGCACCACCTCATAGCCCACGAACACGTTCACGCCGCGGGTGAGGCCGAGGACGAACGCGGGGGAGCACCCGCAGGAGCAGCCCGCCCGGGCGCCCCAGACCGCCTTCTGCGCCGGCAGGCCAGCGGCGGCCAGCGCGGCGTCCACCAGCGACCGGTACGCGCCGACGCGGTCTCGGTAGTCGAGCACGGCGGCCGACTCGAAGGCTTCCCACTCGTCGGCGGGGGCGGGCTCCCCGTTCGGCCCCAGGGGTGGCGCAACCGCACGCGACCGCCCGGTCTGCGCGGCGAGCAGCGCGCCCAGCGCTTCGTACTCGCCGGTGCGGGTACCGCTGAAGTACAGGCGCGCCTTGACGTGCTCCTTGGTCGCGCCGTACGGGCGGTCCGGCTCCATCTTCATGACCTTCACGGAGGCGACGCGGACGCCGGCGGCCGGGGCGGTGTCGGTGCAGTTCATATTCGAATCGTAGCCGCTGGCGTCCGGTAAGTCAAGCTTACCGGACGCCTTTTCGCGCCTACTTCAGCGCGGCGTCGACCGTGAGGGTGAACCGGCCGAAGTCGTACTCACGGATCGTCATCCGGGCGCCGTCGAACGTGACGCTCAGCCGGTACGCGTGCTCGAAAGCGCCGCGCTCCCCGAGGTGGCCGACCAACGCGGCGCTGATGAGCGCGCGGTTCCGCCACACCCGGTTCGCGGTCCGGCCGTCGGGCACCAGCTCGGCGCACCACCGGGCGCCGGCCACGACCTTCACGCTTTCGTAGTCACCCAGGAACGCGTGGTACTCGGTGACCCGGCCTGTGCGGTCGTCCACCTCCATCGACCCGTTGTGTCCGTGGTCCACGTCCCAGCCCCAGCCCGGGCACCGGTTCGGCCCGACGTTGATCGGGCACGCCTCACGGAAGCGGTCCACGTCCACGCGGGTCCCGTCCGCGAGCGTCCAGCTATCGGTGGCGTCACAGTTCATATTCGAATTATAGCCGCGTGGCGCGCCGGGCGCAACACCTATTTTGGCGCACGCCCGGCACCCGGCTACCTCAGCTCAGCCGGCTCAGCCTGGTCGAGCACGGATTTCGCCGCCTCAGCGGCGAAGTGGAATCCGAACGTCAGAGCCATCAGCACGAACGCCACCCGCTTGGCCGCTTCGTCGGCCACCCACGCGGCCGGCGGTTCGCCCGGCGCGCCCGGTGCTTCCGGGTCGTTGTACGCGCCCGTCTCCGCCTCGTACCACAGCGCGCTGACGACCTCGTTCGCGTGGGGGTCGCCGGCCGGGTGCGTCTCCTCAAGCGTGACCATCGCGCCGAACCGGCACAGGTAGAACTCGACGGCCGCGCGGTCGACCGCGGGCGGGTCGTACGCGGGAGCGGGGGCGGTTCCGGCGGAGCAGTTCATACCCGAATCGTAGCCGACCGGCCGGTGAAACGCAAGCGGTTTTACCGCTAATTTTGGCCTATTTTTGCTTGCGTTTATCCGCGCTAGCGGCTATAGTTCGTCGTATGAACTGCCCCGGAACCGCCGCCACCGACCGCTGCCACTGCGGCGCGCTGATCGAGGAATTCGGCTCGGACCACTGCCGCATCTGCTTCTGCGAGCACTACGAAGCCACCTGCGAGCACCGCGCGACCGCTGAGGAGCTGGAGGAGCAGGCGCTGATCCTGGCCGGCTAGGCCAGCCTCAGCCCGCTCCGCCGACGCCGCCCGCTGACGCGGGTGCGCAGCGTCGACCGCGCCACGGTCGCCCGACGCGCCACCATCCGCCCTGCCCTGAAAATCCTAACGCGCCGCGTCAAAGCGGACGGCAACCGCTTGACTTCACCCGGCGCGTGCGGCTACAATTCGTCTGTGAACCGCCCCGACCCCACGGCAAACCGCCAACGAGCACGCCCACGCTGAGCTGCTCACGGCCGTTCGGCCGGCTGAAACCGTGACACCGCCATGGGTGTGACACCGATTCGGCGCGCCCGGGCACCGGCCGGAACCGCTTGTTCCGGTCGTCCACGCGCGCCTACGGAACGCCGCGTTCCGCGCTACCGCCTGAGTAGTAAGGCGCCTCCCCTCACGCCGCTGAAGCTGCTTGGCGTCCTGGCCGCTTGGCCGCGTGACCTCACGCCCACCAAGTGGTCAACCCCCGAACTACGTGGTCGCCTGACCTTTTGGCGTTCTGGCGGTCAACCCCCTTGCCTTCAAGCCTGACTGACCACTTGGGCGCCAAGGGATCGGGCGGCGGCGGCGGCGCGGCGGCCGTCGGGATTAGGCGGCCTGCACCAAATTTGGCGCTTGACCATATTTTCGGTCAAGTGAAATTTCATCTCACGCTTGCGCAAAATGCAGGAGCCAGCCGAGGCGATCGACGGCGCGAGCACCAAGAGCAGCGGGCGCTGGAGCCGGCGGCCAGGGAACTTCGACATGCTCAACCTGAGCTGCATCTTCAAGGGCAGCCCGCCGCTGGGCATCCCGAGCGTGAAGGGCAGCGACTTCGAGCCGAGCGGCCTGGTCGCCTACAACTACACGCGCTCAATGCTGCGTCAGCGCCAGCTCGGCGACACGGTCCACTTCTTCCTGGACGACTACCGGTTCGAGAGCTGCTGGAGCTCGCCTGAGCGTGCTGTCGAGCGCATCGCGCCGTTCGGACACGCGCTGGGTCCCGACTTCAGCGTGTACCCATGGATGCCGCGCGTGATGCAGGAGTGGCAGGTGTACCGTGCCAGGTGGGTTGCGGCCTACTGGGAGTGGCGGGGCATCAAGGTGATCCCGACCGTGACGTGGTCAGAAAGAGATTCCTTTGAAATTTGCTTTTCAGGGCTCCCCTCCGGGGTCCCCCTCGCGGCATCGGCCGTAGGGATCTCTTCTAGCGAATCACGGGTCCTATTCCGCGAAGGACTGGCCACCCTATGCCGCGAATTGGAGCCACCCCGGCTCATCATCTACGGAGGGCTGGGGGACCTGGCTGACGGGCTGGATCTCCCGCCGCGGCGCGAGTACCCGACCATGCACGAGCTGCGCGGATGGCGACACCGGAGGAGGATCGAGAGCTGATGGGCGGACGAGGTGGGAGCGGGTTCCCCGTGAACAGGTCGCACAAGGGGCGCCCGATGACGGTGCCAATCGCCGAGCGCCATGAGGCGACGGCCCTGAAGCAGCAGCAATTGCGGCAGGCGGGCCTTCCGGTTCAGGGAGCGCCAGAGCAGAACAGCGGGTCCTCCTCGGGGCATTCGACTGGCCGACCCTGACCCGTTCCGCGATGGTAGTCTCCCGGAAGTGAGGAGAGATGATTCGTGGGTCCCGGGTTGGGTCGGCGTTGTGGCCGACCGAGCGCTGGCCGCGACCAAGGATCTGCTCTGGTGGGTGGCGAGTCTGGTGCTCTTGAGCTGGTTCGTCTCCTGGTCCTGCTGTCGGCCAGTCCTGTGCCACATGGTCTACCACCGCGGACCTGACGGTCACGGGTACCGCCTCCGCCGCCGCGGGTTCCTTCTCGACCAGGAAGCCGAGGCGATCCTCGGGGATTGGACCGAGGTTCTGGAAGGTCGGCTCCACCCCTCCAACCTGGTGTGGGGGCATGCGCGCGTGCGACACGGGGTGCTCGCGGGCCTGGCCATGACGGCTGGAGTGGTCGGCACCGCGTACGTGACGGTCAGGGCAGCGGCCGGTCCGGGAGCATAGACACCCCCGGACCGGCCGCACCGTTACGCCTGGCCGATCTCGCGCAAGCTCGGCGGCAGGTGGGCAGCGCGCACGATCGCCGCGCCCGCCCGGTCACGTGCCTCGGCTGCCTGGGCCATCTGCATCTGCTGCTGCATCACCGCCAGCTTCTGGCTGTAGCGGCTGTCCCACACGCCGAAGCGCCCGTACTCGTTGAGCGCCATGGCGGCCGCGAGGAGCTGGTCCACCGTCGCCACCTTGCTCGCGCTGTAGTCGAGTTGGGGACCCTCTTCCGGCCACGTGACCGTGATGAGCACGTCCTCGGACCCGACGTCCTCGAACGGGCCCCACGAGCCCTCCTGGCCGCGGCTTTCCGGGAGCTGGCCATCCCCGGTGAGCAGACGCTCCGCCTCCTCGCGCAGAAGACGCTCCGCGGTCACCACTTGGAGCGTGCCGGCGCCGTCTCCGACCGCGATCTGTACCTCGTTCGGCTGGGCGGCGCTGTAGACGCACACGACGATCACGACGTTGGTTCCTCCTCGCTTGTCTGGAGACCCAGTTCGATCTCCGTCCCGCAGATTGGGCACGCCACCCGCACGCGGTAGTTGGCGGGCAGCGGGTTGCTCGGCGGCTCCTGGCCGGGCAGAGGGAGCATCGCGGCGTCCGGATGCTGCCCGCAGTAGGCGCTGACGTCCAGCCGCGCTGGTGCGGCTGGACGGTTCATCGCCTTCCGGAACCAGGCGTCGAAGTTCTTGGGATCGCCGATCACCGCAGCGCGCTCTGGGCCGGCGCCTCCGGCGGCTGAGGCCACTTCGGGGACAGCTCCCGCCACCACTTCTGGCTCAGGACCCGCAGCAGGTAGGCCAGCCCGTGGTCGCACGTCGGATCGCGCGGGTCCCCAAGGCCGTCCGTGGCGCGGTTGTTCACCGTCCCGTCGAGCACGATGCGGATGTCGAGCGCCTCGCGCTTGTACTCGCGAATGCCGCGGTGTCGCGGCGGCTCCGGGTTCGGCTGGCTGTACTCCAGCACGAGTCGGGCCCGCACCGGGTTGTAGCGCTCCGGAACGTCCGAGCCCACCGGGTCGCGCCAGCCGGCCCGCTGGGGCGCGGCGGCCGCGATCTCACCGTCCACCTCGGGCTCCCCTCCCTCGACATCCTCGTCTTCGTCGTCCATGCGGATGACGGTCACGACCGGATAGGGCGCGCCCGCCGGCACGGGGTCGGCATCTCCGGCGAGCAGCTTGTGGCGGTACTCCTCCGGGGCATCGTCGTCCCCGATGATGTCGCGCACCCGCCGGAGGTCGTCGCGCGTCCAGTTCCGCCGGTCCGCCGCCTTGAGCAGGTTCGCCCAGTGGTGGCGTTCGGCCAGCCCGACCTCGTACACCAGCGTGTCGCTGATGCGGCCGGCGGGCTTCCACAGCACCTCCTGGCGCACGCGGTCGACGACGACCAGGCGGTGCACGCACGACTCGTGGACGCCCATCATGCGGGCGATCTCGCGCTCGGCGTGGCGCGGGTGGAGCTGGCGCAGCCGGCGGATCCCGGCGTCGCGCTCCTCGATCGAGAGCTTCTCGCCGGTTGCCGCGTTCGCGAGCACGGCGTACTCCAGCGCATCCTCTCGCGTGCCCTGGCGCACCTCGGCCTTGATGACCGGCGGATTCAGCTCCCCCCGGGCGACCAGCCGGCTGGCCGCCCCGTGTCGGTGAAAGCCGTCCGCGAGGAGCAGGTGGTCGCCCAGGTCGTACACGACGACGGGCGGCAGGTACTCGAAGCACTCCATGTAGCGCGCGATCGTTTCGTCGCGTGTCACCTTCCGGATCTGGACCGTGGGGTCCACGACGATCTGGTCGAGCGGCAGGGTCTGCACCGTGGCGTTCATGCGGTCTCTCCGGCTGTGGTTCCTTCGCGCTCCTCCAGCGCGCTCTCGCGCAGGGGAGTCACCCCTGTCTCGACTGCTTGGCCGCCTTCCAGCGGGCCCGTGCTGACGACGGCCCATCCGGGACCGTCCAGCCTGTGGATAACCGCAGCGCGCGCCGCAAGTCCGTGGATTCGGATGGCGTAGATGCGGCCCTGCGGATCTCCCGCCAGGGCGGAATGCGGCCCCGACGTTGCCTCTCCGAGCAGCGCCACCGTCTCGCGCACAGCACGCTCGTGCGCCCGGTGGCTACCGACCCACGCGAGACGCTTCAGGAGCGCCCACGAGGGGTTCGGTACGCGCCCGATCCAGAGCCGCTCGGGCAGCGGGATCACGCCGACGTGGATGAGGCACCAGCCGTCCCAGACGAAGGGCTGGACCTCCCAACCACTGAGCCGGCCGATGATCGGTTGGCCCGAGAAGATGCCGGCCGGCTGCCGGCGCTGGCCGATATCGACCGTCCAGCCCGAGCTCCAGCGAGCGTACGACTGGTCGATGGAGTCCTCTGGCCAGAGGGTGTTGCGCACCTCTGCCGGGACGTCGCCCAGCATCGCGTACATCAGTCGCCCTCCGGCGTGTAACGACCAGCCATGCAGGGGAACATTCGTTCGTGAGCGAGCCCATTCCCCTGACGGAGATCGCCTGGTGTGCCGGCTTCTGGGACGGCGAAGGCACCTGCCATGCCAACCGGCAGAGCACTGGTCGGCGTTACCTCCAGATCAGCCTCTACAACACCTACCTGCCGGCCCTCGAACGCTTTCAGGCAGCACTCGGAGGGACCATCTACCCGCGACCCATCCAGAAGAAGAACTGGAATCGAAAGCCTGGGTTCCAGCTCAAGCTGGATGGGGTAGCGGCCGAAGCTGTGATGACACTGCTTCGGCCCTTTCTCTGCGGAGAGAAACGCGCGCAGCTCGACCGAGCCATGACGCTCGTCGCGAGCAACCCACCGCCGAAGACGTACGCAGACCGCTGGGCCACGCGCCGAGCGCGCTATGGTCCGACGGGCTTCACGCGGAAGGCCGCCACTGAACTGATGCCGTGTCCACACGGCCACGAAGTCAGCGACAGGTACTGGTACACCGACCCGCTTGGCCGCACTTACCAGAAGTGCAGTGCTTGTCAACGGGAGAGGGACGCCGCGCGCCGCCAGCGGTAGCATCACGGTTGCGCCTCCTGTCGCCCCGCCTTCTGGTGTTCATACTCCTGTGCCTTCTTGGCTTCCTCGGCGAACGTTCCACAACGGTGGACATCGGCGCGATAGTACGCGACGATGCTGATGCGCTCCGCGTCGTCACTATGGAGCTGTAGTTGTGTGTTGCCATGCCACTCGTGAACGTCCATGAGCAGCACATCGCCGTGCTTCATGTCAACGCCCACGCGGTAACGTGGGAATGTGAAGATGCCGCCGCTGTAGTCGCCGTACCGCAGCACCGCCAGGTTGCCGAAGCCCTGTGGAAGGTCGCCAGCATCTGTGTGCACGCCAGTCGGGTAGGTGTTGTTGATCGTCACCGTCGTGAACGGCGTGCCCTTGATGACCCACTCCGGCTGCGTCTTCTCGACCATCGCCATCTGCACGCCGTAGCGGTCAGGGACGTACTTCTTGAAGGCGTCGGCGATCACGCCGAAGAGGGGCCAGAGGCCGCGGTACTGCTCCATCTCCTGGCCAGTCCAGGCGGTGAGGCGGCAGTACGGGTACGGGCGCTTCGCATCGAAGGCGCCCACGATGGAGCTGGCGATCGGCTTCGTGTAGGTGCGGCCGCCCGCGTACTGGCGCACACGCGGTGTTCCGCTGGCGAGGCCGCGGTTGGTCGTCTGGAACTTCTTGAAGCTGTGGAGGGTGTCGTAGGACTGCGCCATCACGTCCTCCGGGATGATCCCGGGGAGGTAGACGCACATGAGCTGACCGTCCGGCTTCCGGACGGTGGTCGCTCGCGTGAGCAGGATGTTGTAGTCGTCCTCGGTCAGGATCCGGCCGATCTTGGAGTCGAGTTCCGACTGGGGAATCTGGGTGCGGACACGAATGTCGATCACCCGGGGAAGACCTCCTTGGCGTAGGGGTGAGAGAGCAGCTCCGCGGCCAGTTCGGCCACGGGGCGGTTGGCGTTGAGCCGAGTCACGTCACCCCACGTGTCAGCCAGGCGGCGCGCCTTGCTCGCGCGGCCGCGCTGCCACTGCGGGTTCTGGCGTTGCGCTCCGGCGGCCGCCGCTCGGCGACCGCGGCGCAGCGCGAGAACCACGTCGGAGGTGTCCAGGAGGACCAGCCACAGGCGGTAGCCGGCGTTCTGCGCCGCCAGCCAGAAGCCGTCGTATGCGAGACGATCGCCTTCGCCGACGATCCGCTGGTGCGGCTGCTCAGCGATCCACGTGCACGCCACGGGCCCAACCGACATCGAGAGCGTGTCCGTGCCGCTGAACGGCGGTCGGCGCTCTCCAAGCTCGATCAGCGAGTCCCCGCCCTTGATCCGGTACACGAACGCGAACGGTTCGCTGTGCTGTGCCATCGCCGGCCACTCCCGCAATAGCGTCTCCATCAGGGTCGTCTTGCCAGCGCCTGGCGGCCCGAACAGGTAGAACAGCGTGGGCGTCATCGCAACACCTGCACCACGGCGTCAGCGATGGCCGGCGCCCACCGGACACCCGAGTGCCACAGCGGCCGGATGGCCCATCCCTCTGGTGTCCGGACAACCATCGCGTCGTCTTCCGGACGCCCAGCCGGACGCCAGCCCTGCACGAACGGACCGATCGGCTCGATTTCCACCAGGCCCGCGGTCAGCCGCTTGAAGGTGGCCTCCCAGCGTGCGTACTTCGGCGTGATCTCCAACTGCTTGGGTGTGCGCTGGACGATCAGGCTGGAGCCGGCGTACCACACGCCCAGCTCGCCCGGCGTCGGGTAGGCGTAGGCCATCGTGAAGCGCCCCTCGCGGCAGTAGAAGGCCGGACTGGGCCCGAACACCGCGCGGTCAAAGCGGAGCCGTACGCGGCGCGTCCAGCCCCACACGACGTGATCCAGACGCTGGCCGAACCCGTGCGCGATCACCAGTGTCGAGCTGGCCGGCCGGCACTCGGTGCGCCGCTCGGCGTACCGGCGGCGCGCCTGCTCCACCCACCGCTGAGCGTTGACGTGGTAGCTGGGGAGTGCGTGCAACCGGAGCGCTCCGATGTCACGCCGAGCCGGCCACCGGCCCTCGTGCGGCGCGCCTTTCGTGCTGTACCAGTAGTCGGCGACCTCGAAGACGTCGCTGGGCGGCCGGCCCGACCACCGGTCATAGCACTCCATGTCGAGCGCGTGGCCACTTGGGTAGATGGCTCCGGTGCAGGCACGCCAGGCCGTTACCGCGGCGTCGGTGTCCGACCACGTGAAGGGGATCCCCTCCTTCTCCAGCCGGTAGCCGATGTAGGTGCCCAGAAAGCCGAAGCCCTGAAGGTGGACGCTCATCGTCCCAGCACCCGCCCGGTGTCGCGGTACTGGCGGCCACGGGCCCGATCGACCCCCTTCCAGCCGTTCAGCTCGCCGAGATAGCGGTGGGGCAGACCAGCCTTCCGGGCGGCCCACACCGGATCCAGCAACGGCCGGCTGTCGATCCCCTTCCGCCAGGCCGCGTCCAACTGCTCCTGGAGGCCGTCGATGTCCCAGCCGACGTAGTAGCGGCCCTCGACCATCGCGTGGAAGTCGCAGAGCACCGTTTCGAGTTGCTCGATGCCCAGGTGGACCCCCTCCTGAGCCATGCGCTCGTGGAGATCCCAGCCCTGCGCGTCCAGCTCGCGGATGGCCGGTGCCGTGTTCCCTTCCACCGGCGGGTAGAACAGCGCCAGGCCGTGGCGCGGGCCCGTGCTGAAGGCGTTCCCCATGTCGGTTGCCTCCAGCGGGAAGCCATTGACCTTCATGAGCACCTCCGCGGTCTTGTAGCCGGCCCAGCGGCCGTTGCCCCAAGCCTCCTGGAAGGTGTCCTGCACGAGGTTCCAGTCGGTGCGCGGCTGGCCGGTGAAGCGCCTGGTCAACCACTCGCGCAGGCCGCCGTACGTGAACGCCATGCCCTCCAACGCCGCCGTGTGCTGCGTCAGGGGGCCTCCGCCGCGTAGGCCCCGACGCTCGATCCCGGTTGGAAGCGAGGCGAGCGGGCCCGTGACGGCCGCCGGTTCCGAGTAGGTGCTGAAGGCGATCGTGCTGGAGGCGACGTTGTAGTACGCGACGTAGAGCAAGGAGTGCCACACCGCCTGGTCCCGCTCCATCCCGCGCTGGAGCTCCCGCAGCACCGGATAGAGCGGATCGATGTCCTGGCTCTCCAGATGGAGGCGCGCGAACGCGATCGCCGCCGGCAGTCGGCGCTCGCCCTCCGGGGTGAGCGCCGGCCTACTCGCCCTCGGCTGCACGCCGCACGGCCTCGCACACGATGGGGGTGATCCCGCCGCCCTCCAGGCCGTACGTGTTCCGCAGCACGCCGACGTGGCGCTGGAAGGTCGTGTACTGGTCGGCGTCCGGGAAGACCAGGATGGCCTGGCGGATCGGGTCCGCCTGCGGCGGCGCCCCGGCGCTGCGCGCGGCGGTCTCCTCCGGGCTCTCCGCGTAGCCGCCGCGGAACTCCTCCTCCTCCGTCTCCGCGATGCGACCCAGGCCGGCCATGAAGTCTTCGACGTCGTCCGGGCGCCAGCCCAGCGACATGAGGTCGTCCTCCTCGGCGACCGCGCGCTCGAAGAAGGCGGCCAGGTTCTCCTTGTCCCACTCGCCAAGCTCGGCCGAACGGTTCAGGAGGATGCCAAGGCGCTGTGCCGCCTTCTCGCCGCCGCGGAACGTCACGCGCGCCACGTGCGTCCAGCGGAGCTCCGGATCCTGGCGGATCGCGAGGATGCGACCCTCGCCGCCGATGAGGGTGCCGTCCGGCCGGACCACGAGCGGCTCTACCTGGCCGTACTCCTTCAGGCTGCCGGCGACGGTGTCGATGTTGTACTGGTCGTGCTTCTTGAGGTTGTCCTTGTCGAGGGTCAGCGAGTCTAGCGGCACGAGCAGCGGCAGGAGGTCTTCGGAGCCGCGCCACCGGCGGCCGTCAGAGCCGTCCAGCGTGACGAGTGCCGGAGCATTCGGCTCGTCGTCCTCGTGCGGGTTGAGCTGAGCGTCGTCAGCGTCGTCGAGGCGGGTCTGCTTGGCGATCAGGGGATTCCTCCTCGGGGATGTAGCCCAGGTACTTCGACTCGGCCAGAGGAACCCTTGCCATCTGCTGTCGCCCGCACGTCCAGCACGTCCAGACCCACCCCTCCCTTGCCAGCGTCGCCATCCACCCGGCGGTGAAGCTGGTACGCCCCGTGCATTCGGGGCTGGAGCAGGCGAAGACGTGCATCCGCTCGGCGCTCTCGGCGCTGAGCGTCCACCCGCAGCGCGGGCAGTGCTCGGGCAGCGATCCTGCCGCCACGAAGGGCGTCCGACAGGCACCGCAGAAGATCGTGGGCGGCGGCGTCAGCGGCCTGGAGGCCGTGCGCGTGCTCACCCGGCGCGCCCGGGAATGAGGGGGCGCGAGGTCCATTCCCGCGGGAATGGGTTGGTCAGCTCAGGAAGGTAGGGGTTCACCGTCGGCAGGGTCCTCGGTCGGTCTGCCCGGTGTTGTACGGATGCACCCGGAGGAGCACCAAACGGAGGGTTTGTCAAGCCCCTTGAGGTAGCCGAATCGCTCCAATCTCGGCCAGGTGGCGGTCCAGCAGCTCGGCCAGCCGAACTGGTCGGTAGCCGCGCACCTCGACGCAGACGTTGATGTGCTTGGGGGTCAGGAAGCGCTCGTGGAGGTGCCCGTGCAGGTTCAGCGTCTGCCGCGGCAGACGGGCGCGCTCCTGGGGCTCGTGGGTCACCAGCACCCGCCACCCCCGCCAGGTGAGCAGGAACGGCTCCAGGATCTCCCAGCCGATGCGTCGATAGCGCCGAACGTCCTGCGGCTGGTCGTGGTTGCCTCGGACGAGCTGCACCCGGCCGGGGAGACGGGCAAGCCGATCGAGCCACTCCCTCGACCGGTAGCTCACGTCGCCGAGGTGGAGGACCGTATCCCCGTCGCCCACGAGCCTCTTCCACGAGTCGACCATCTGCTGCTCGTGGTCCGCCGGACGGCCGGCCAGCTCGACGATCTTCTTGTGCCCGAAGTGGGTGTCGCTGATGACCCAGTCGGGGAGCGGCTCCGGCGGCGGCCCGAGCAGGATCCCCGCGGGCCCGGAGTCCGTCCGCCGGAGCCAGAAGACCTCCTCAACCACGCCTGCCACGTCGCCACCATCGCGCGCGGTGGTTGGCCCAGGCTGTCAGAACGACGCCGATCACCGCGCCCAGGCCGGAGAGGCCGCTCACCCACCATGGCCACCACACGTCCCGGGGCGGCGTGAGCAACGTGGCCATGGTGACGATGGTGCAGATCAGGGTGAGCAGCCCGAGCTGCACCGTGACCCGCGTCCACCACCAGAACGGATCGGTGGCGTCTACTCCACAACGCGGGCAGGGCACCCCGCGCGGGTGCCCTGCCAAGAGACAGAAGACGATCACGAGAGACCGATCAGGGCGTCGTCTTGGGACAGGTCTTCGTGGTCGGGTTGCACGGCTTGATGGCCGTCTCCGCCGCGGCATCGCCAGTCTGGACGAAGCGACCGTCCTGGATCGCCACCGGGTACGGGAACGTGTTCACCACTGCCTCGACGTAGGCCGGGTGCGGCTGGTTGTCGGCGCCGATGCAGAGAACCCACGTACCCAGACCCTGGCCCGAGTAGATGCCAGTCGGCTCCTGCTGTCCGAGCGCCACCCCAGCGATGCCGTCGCTGCCCTGGGTGTTGTACTCGGACTGGACGGGGTTGCTGAGCTGCGTGGACACGGGGAGCGGCCAGCCCCAGCTCTTGCACACGCCCTCGGGCACGCCGCTGTAGCTCTGCCAGGTCGTCCAGGTCGTCGGGCTGCCCGTCGCGAGCTGCGTCTCGATCTGGAGCATGGCCTGCCGGTAGTTGCTGTACGGGAAGATCGGAACCGGCTCCCCCTGGCTGTAGATGGTCTGCTGGTTCGACTGGACGCTCTGCTCGTGGGTATTCGCGGTCGTCGAATCGCCGCTGCACGCGGCCAGCACGACGGCGAGGACGACGACGGCGAAGCCGCGGAGGAACCCGCGGGGGATGTGGATGGCGGGAATGGTCATGGACACCTCCTCTCTGCTACTGCTGACCCGGCCCGCAGTGAGCCAGGTAGAACTGCTGGACATCGGCGTACCGCTCGCCGGGATTGATCTGGTTCGCGGCGTTGCACGCCATCGTGCGATCGGTCTCCATATGGCCCACGTCCCCGGCGGCGCTGTCGCCCTGGTACTGGGCGATGGCGTTCTCCGACTGGAGGTTCGCCGCCCTCACCGCGTTGTAGCTGTGCGCCTGGTTCTGCGCGTGCCCGCTGATCAGAACCGGCTCGACCACCTTCGTCCAGCCGATGTCGACTCCAGCGGCCAGCACCGCCACTCCGACGACACAGGCCGCGATGACCAGCGCCACCTTCACTCCGTCCCACATACTTCTTCGTTCACCTCCTACCAGCCGAGAGCGGCTGGACTCCACGCCTTTCCATGCCGAGCGGCCGCGCCGCCCGGGAGACTGTAGCCGAGAGGTCCCCGCGGCCGTCTCCACTGGAGAACGACCATGCACCTCTCTCGGGTCACAACGACTGACCATGCATCGCGAGCGCGGCGCGCCAGAGGCCGGTGCTCCACAGCAGGATCAGCACGACCATGCCCCACGCCACCCAGGGCGCCACGGGGCTATCGGCATCGAAGCCGATCGGCAGCCGCACCACGTGCCGGTGGAGGGGATCGAGCGGCAGGCCCTCGGTCGTTACGAGGTCACACAACAGGTGCCCGACCATGTAGCCGCCGAGCGCCAGGTGCACGAACAGGTCGTGCATTGGAGAACCGCCCATTATCAGGCTCTCCAGGCCGGCGAACAACAGACCCGTGCCCCACCAGTGCGTCCAGCCGCGGTGCTCCATATCGAACAGCCACCGGATCCAGTCAGGCATGAACTGGCCGAACGTGGTGGTGTGACTGTCGATGTCGGGCAGTAGCGCCAGACCAGCAGAGAAGACGATCCCCACTGCGTACGCCAGCGGCACACCCAGAAACGTGCAGAACCACAGCGGGAGAGTGGCTGTCAGCAGCTCGGACGGCGCCAGGTTCGGCACCGCCGACACCAACCCATGAGGCGCGTTGAGCACCTCAAACGGTCGCACCGCCGCCAGCGCTCGCACGAACACCCAGTACCCATGGTCAAGCGTGACCACACCAGCACCCATCCCGGCACCGACCAGGACGTGCTGCTTCCCCATCATGAAGTGCGACCAGCCTGCTCGCTGAGCACGCGTGCAGCGACTTCCAGGTCGTCGTCGGACCATGCCGCTGGATCCGGATCCAGACCGACCGCCCTCAACGCACGTTCCTGTTGCGCGAGCGTCGGTCCATGCGCCAGCATGAAACCAAGCCAGGTGGAATTGCTTGTGGTTGAGTTGGTGGCGTCGTTCACGCCGCTATAGTAACGGTACTGCTGTTACAAGTCAAGGGCGAGCTGGCCGGTCGCGGCGATGCGCTCCTGTCTTCGTCGCATCGCTCGGCGACGCGCATGCTCGATCGTCTTCCGGATGTGGCAGGGCTCGCAGAGCGTCTGCACGTTGCTCATCTCGCGGCTGCCGCCTTCCTCCAGGGAGACAATGTGATCGGCCTGCCAGGCGAACACCTCGCGAAAGAAGAGGGTCCCATGGCGCCAATAGCCCCGACGGACGTACCACCGCGCGACCCCTCGTAGCACCCGGACCATGGCCTGATCTCGCGTCACGGCCTCGCAGCACTCGCGACCGCACTCTGCGCAGCGGCCGTGGTCGCCTTGGAAGGTGACGCGGCGTAGGCCGCGCGAGCTGCGTCCGGCCAGATACTTGTCCGCGCAGCTCAGCCCGTCTTCGTCCTTGGTGCTGCACCATGTGCGGCCGCGAGCCGGCGCTCCGTCCTTGCGTCGGATCGGAGCGCTACAGCCACGGCAACAGGGGTAGGTGAGGCCGTCGTCGAGCGTGACGTAGGCCGCGCGCGGCGCCTTCGGACCGATCCGGTCGGTGCTCATGCGGCCACCGCCGGCCGCCGCAGCACCTCTTCGAGCCGACCTGACTCGACGTCCGCCCGACGCACGACCAGATACTGAACGCTGGGGGCGAGTCGGTGCGCCTCTTCGGCCTCGATCGACCAGCAGCGCTCCTCCACGCTCAGCTCGCCCCTGCCGTCCTTGACCTCCAGGAACAGCACCCGGCCGCCGCGCATAGCCGTGTAGTCGAAGTAGCCCTCGTGGCCCGTGGTAGCCGTCCGGTAGCGCCCGTCCTTCCGGAGCGCCGGCCGGATATGCATCCAACGCCAGCCATGGAGGCTCAGGAGATCCTCCACGGCTTCCTCCAGGGCACGCCAGCTCCGCGCGTTCGCGCGCGCCAGCAGCTTGCGACTGGCCTCGACGCTCAGCTCAGCCATGACTCAGCCAACCAAGAGGGAGAACACCTCGCTGCCATCGGGCAACAGCACCTTGACGGCGCCGGCACGGACGCGGCGCAGGCCGCAGAACACGCACTCGTCCTGGTGGACGACCGCACCCAGCAGGGCGAAGACACACCACTGGCGGCCGCATGCGGTGCAGCGATAGGGACGACGGACGGTGAACGGACGTTCGGCGTCGGACATGGCTTGGACACTCGACGCGCGAGCGCGTTGCCCTGGTCACTGCGCGCGCCACCACCGCTCCAGAGGCCCGGCGAAGTCGCCGCGCCGCTTCGCCTCCTGCTCCACCGTGTCGTACAGAAGTTCCTTCTGTTCGGTGGTGAGCTGCGCCTCGGCGTGACGGCGGAGATCGAGCCACAAGGCCGCGACCAGCTCTCGCAGGGCAACCACCTCGGAAGGCAGCTCCAGGGCGGCGATGATCTCCATCCGCTGTCGGTACAGCTCCCTGGCCAAGTCGTTCTGCGCCCGCACCCACCGCTCGGCGTCGATCTCACCGGCAAGCGCTGATGGCTCCAGCTCATCGACGGCCTTCGCCAAGCGCTTGAGCACCTCGAAGTCCTGGCTCAAGCCAGCACCACGTCATCCGCCGGAACGCCCAGCGCCGCGCCGGCCAGCGCCTGCACCCGCGCGGTCATCAGCGGATCGCGATGACTACCGTCATCATCCGGCCCAAAGCCAGGCAACCAGGGTCCGTTGGGATCGCAGTTGCGGCAGCACCAGCCGTCGTACATGAACCAGGCCCGCTGGCCGCAGGTACCGCACAGCTCCGTCGGCTCATGGTCGTACCAGCACAAGCAGTCCCGGTAGACATCGCCGCAGTGCGGGCACGGCCCCAGCGCCACGGCCCGGTCGCGCCGCATCCGCTCGGCCGTACAGGCCCCGCACAGCCGCCGGACGGTGCCGAGCGGGTCACGGACGTCGCGCACGTCGAAGAGATTGTCCGTGACGACTCGGCACGCGGGGTTCTCGCAGGCGCCGAGCGTCACGCGCGGCCGCCCTCGTGCAGGGCATTGTCCTGCTCGATCGCTTCCCGGATCGCCGCCAGAAGCTCGCCCTCCGAGGTCAGGAACTCCTTTGGTGCCCACGTCTTTCCTGGGATGTCGTGCGCCGGGTCGAGCGGTTCCCCCTGACCATCCCAGCCGCCCCAGGCGGATCGGTCCCTCGGCGGGTAGCGTCGTTGCACTCGGCCTGGATCGAGCTGCACTTCCGGGCGGCCGCCCGCTCTCCGGGTCGCCGTGCAGCAGGACGTACGTCGCGTGCGTCTCGTAGTCCTCGGCAGGTGGGTCGTGCTCGATGATGATGCGGATCATCTCGGCACTCCCGCCGCCACCTTCGCGCAGGCCGTGCACGGACCGTCCTCCGGGCTGAACTCGCCGGGCCGGCACCGATAGCAGCCCGGCTGACGCTCCGGACAGTCCCACGTGTAGGCCAGCTCGTTTCCAGGCAGCCCCATCCGGCGCCCGATTTCCGTCGAAACCGAGCCGTCGTCCGCGAGAGCGTCTCCCAGGGCGCCGTCGATGTCACAGCGGCCCTTGAACTCTTCGGCATCGAACAGCCGGCAGCCGGTGCAGTTTCTGGCGACCCAGTCGCCGTACTGGCTACCGCAGTGGAAGGGGTAGGCGCGCTCCTCGGCCATCAGGCCGCCGGCCTCAGCGCGACTACGGCCCGCCTGAGAGAGCGCACCACCATCTCGCGCTTGGTCCGCGGCGCCTGGATTATCTCGCGGTAGGCGGCGATGATCGAGGCCGCATTCCAGCGATCGTCCGAGTCCGTGCCGCCGTATCGCAGGCGCCGCTCCAGGTCGTCCATCCCGTCGCACGGTGTGGGCCACCGCGAACCGTCGTCGACAGTCGCCCACACCGTCTCCGGTCCTTCAGGCTTGCGCGGTGCCATCGCCCTCCTCCGACGGCGTCAGGGGATCCACGACGCTGTCCCTGACGAACTGGACCTCCCAGCCGACCAGGCGGCGCTCCCGGACGAGCTGGCCCAGCTCGCGGTCCTCGGGGGCGTGGTCCAGTGCGTAGAGCGCCTCGATGACCGCCGGCAGCTCCCGCATGACGTCACCGACCTCCGCTGAGGAGATCCCCAGCTCGGCGGTCTGCCACTTCCGGCTGATGCGCTCCAGCAGCACGCGATCCGGCGCCTTCACGAGAGCACCACCAGACTGTGCCGGAGCTCGTCCGCTAGCCAGCGCTCCGCCTCCTCCACGAGTTCGCCCCCCGTCTCTCCAGGCAGCGACAAGAGCGCGCCGTGATGCGCGCACTCCATGTGAACGTACGTCTCTCCACGCGCCGCTTGGCCTGCTGGGCATCGGCACTGCGTCAGCGCCACCGCCCGCTCGTGTGTCATTGGAAGCGTCGAGCACCACACCGCGTGCTTGATCTCGTCACGACCAGCGTAGTGGCCGGGCCGGTCGTAGACCGGCGCCATCTCTCCGCGACATAGCGAACAGCACGTCCACTCCACGGAGGTCGTGAAGTAGTGATCGGTGTGTCCATCGTTGGGCCGCTCGCACTGCCGCTCGTACTCCGGGTGATACGCCGGGCACGAGTTGGGTTTGCGGTTCATGTCGTGGGTGTGACCTCCTCGTCCTTCCGTCCTGCCAGTGTCAACTTGCTCACGGGGTAGCGTCGCGATCCGCTGATGGCTACGACCGCCTCGGCAGTCGCGATCGAACAGCGCAGCACCGTACCGTAGAAGACCTCTCCGTCCTTTCTCTCGCCGAAGTCAACGACGTCGCCCTCACGCACCTCCTGGCCGTCTGGGTAGAGGAGTGCCGCGCCGTGCTCCGCGGCCCATGTGTCCATCGGGTGTGGGACGAACCGGCTCATCGCTTGTCCTTGTTCTCCATCGGACCGACCAGGACGGCCTGGCTCCAGTCCATGCCGCGCCGCGGCGGATCCGCGGCCAGCGCGCCGGAGAGCGTTGCGTTGCAGCCCTTGCGCACCGTACAGCGCACGGTGCCATCGGGCCGCCGCTGCCAGCGGTGGCAGCACTCGTCGATCCTCTGCGACAGCTCCGTGCCTTGGGTGAGGCGCCACGCCACCGCCGTCACGCCGCCAGCTCCTGGTCGATCCACTTCAGGAAGGCCGCGTGGCGCTGTTCCGGCGTCATGTGATCGTAGTGCTCGTCGTTGCGGGAGAACAGTTCGTATGCGAGCGGACCGGCGAGACCGGCCTCCTTGCCGTAGTCGATCGTGTCTTCCATGGGGTCGACGCTGTCGTCGTAGTCGGCCAGCGTGTCCAGGGAGTCGAACGCCGCTTGCGGATCCATGCCGCCCTTCACCTTCTGCCACCACACGTAGGCGCCCACGGCACAGACGCCTGGTCCCTGAACAAGGAGCCGATCGAAGCTCTCCTGCTCCAGCTTGGCCATCTCGCGCTCGAACTCCGAGCCGTTCTCGGCCGCCACCGGGCGGCGCTTCTCCGGGTTCATCGTGCACAGAGCGTTGGCAATGAGCCGTGGTTCGGGGAGGTGTAGCAGTGCCTCCCGCATCATGCCCAGTGCACGCCGACCGCGCTTCCCCTTCAGTGCTCGTCGAACATTGGCCTCGAACAGCAGCCACTGGTTGTTGAACTGCTCCTCACCGTCGCCTTCTACGAACCTGCTCATGTGTCTCCTCTCAGGCCGTCGACGACATCGGCCTGCGTGTTCCAGTCGCTCCAGTGGTACAGCGTGTCCCCGTAGGGGAACCAGTCACGCCCGAGTTCCCGAGCGAGCTGCTGCGCGATTGCCTCCGCGGCGTCCGCGGTGATGAGGCTGGGCTCGTAGCCCATCTCGCGCAGCGCATCCTGCACGCCGCATGACGCGCACCGCGGACCATTGGTGGAGCACCGCTTCCGGCCGCCGTGCGGGCCCGGGCAGTCGTCCACCTGGACGTGCCCCTCGCGCTCGATCAGCTCGGCGGCGCGGCGTCGCACCGCGCGCAGATCCGGGAACGGCTGGCTCAGCTCCAGCCCCTCCTCAGCCAGCGGCCGCCGGCCGGCAAGCGCAGGGCGTGCCGGTGACGGGGCCGCAGGAGATCGCAGTCGCCAGCTCCACGGGCCGGACCCGCTCCGTCGGCGAGACGAACGCCATCCGATCGAGACCGCTGACCGCGCCCGGACGGAAGCACAGCGCCCTCGTGGGCTCGTCCTCGAACTCCAGACGATCCTCCATCTCGGCCACCGTTTCGACGTCGCCGCACTCGTGCGCCTCGGCGAGCTGGAAAACCCGCTCCGGCTGGCAGCCCCGCCAGGTCATGGTCTGCCCGCAGTTGAGGCAGGTGACGCTGTGGTTGCCGTCCGAGGAGGTCTGGAAGGAGAACAGGCGCCGCTTCTTCTTGAACGCCGCCAGCGCGTGCTCGATGACGTTGCCCATCACGGCCTGGTCCACGTACGCGGTCGTGTCATGGTCGGTGCCCAGGTAGGCTGTGATGGCCGTACGGAGAACGGCGCCGCGCTCCATCACAGCCCCTCGTTCGCCAGGAGCCATACGCCGCACCGGCGGCATCGCGGCTCATCGCGCGTTGGGGTCGGCTGCTGGCTGTTGCAGCGCGTGCACACCACCTCGGTGACGAGGTGCTGCGGCACTTCCTCCGGATCGGTCCCTTCCTCGACCGGCTCCGTCTCCGCCGCGTAGCAGCGCTCCTCGTTGAACGGCTCGTGGCGGAGAGCCTTCCGGCGCTCGATCTCGTCGCCCGAGATCACCTCCGGCAGCTCGAAGCCGTACGTTTCGGGCCTGGTGTCGATCGGCGCCGCCACGGCCTCGGCCACCGTCATGCCGCGTCCCTCACGGCGGCCCACACGCAGTCCATGCCGCGCCACAGCTTGACTTCGTAGACGTCCGGGTCGTTCCGCATCAGCAGGGCGACCGCCGCCTGCTCCAGTCCGCCGCGACGCTCGCTGATGACGTCGAGGGGCTCCTCGCTCAGCGCGCTGAAGAGGTGCCACCCGGTCGCCGCATCCCGCTCCGAGTCCCCGCTGGACGTGCACGGCCCCAGGGCGGAGATGTCGGCCACGAAGCCCTCCGGGACGGCCATGATCGCGCTCATCTGGCGCATGGCCACCACTCCTTCGTCCTGCTCGATCATGCTGACTGTTCCTCCTCCAGCTCATTGGCTGTTCTCTTCCGCGCCTGCACGATCCGCGCCAGCTCGCGCATGATGTCGAGCGGACGCCACTCCAGGAGCCCGGTCAGCTCCCGTTCCAGTTGGTGCCGGCGCGCGAAGCGCTCCAGCGCCATGCCTTCGGCCTGCCCGACAAGCGCGTAGTCCGCCTTGGTCTTGGGCTCGTGGACCTTGCTGTGGCAGCCGCGGTAACCGGCCTCGGGCCAGTCTCCGCAGACGCCGATGATGCTGTCCTCGGTGTCGCAGTAGCGCGCTGGGACGGCGGCGATGTGACCGCGCTTCCACACGTGGTGCGGGTGGAGGTCGGCGCCACCGGTCATCCGCCGCCAGCGGCAGCCGCACAGCTCGCAGCAGCCCTGGGCCCGGAAGAAGACCAGCGCGTAAACCTGGCCCCGCGTCAGCTCCTCGTCGCTGTCGCCCTGCTGGAAGCGTCTGCGCTTCGCAGCCTCGCGATTCACCTTGAGTGGGGTGGTGCGCCTGAGTCCGGGGGCGCGCAGCCTGCGGTCCCTCACCCTGCCTCCGAGAACAGCGGGAGCTGCTCAGCTACGGGCACGGCCG